CTATCCAGCATCTTTAGATACTCCATCTCTACTACACCCTCTACACCCTCTCCATTTTTTATTTCAATTTTTTTTACCCTTTCTCTCTTTTTTCTCTCTTTTTTCTCTCTTTTTTATATAAATGGCGCGACGCGAGCAACAATATCCTGCTAATAGATTTCGTATTGAATATGGTTCTCCTTTTTTAGAACGACCTACTCCTGAATGGATTGAAAAAACAAGAAAAAATTTTAATTGGGATAAATTTAAGGATAAATCATTTAATGGACCTGAACCATCTGTTTTACCAATGCCTTCTGATAAATTATTAAATAAAAAAGATAAAAATCATCAATATACTATTGTTGGTAGCAAAAGAACATGGAAAATTTCTTCACGAGGTAAAGGTAATAAGCGTAAAAAATACACTAAAAAAAATACTAAAAAACGAATTAAAAGAAAGTTAAAAAATTAAAAAATATTTAATTTAGAATAAATAAATTTTTCATAAATAAATATTATATATATATATGTCTGAAGATACAAATAATTATTTTTATAATGAAAATCGTATACGTGATATAGTTTTGCCTTCAGAACGCCAAAAATACAATCAAACTCCTCCACCCTCTGTGCGCCGTGAAGGTAATAGACCACCTACACCACCTGTGCGCCGTGAAAGAAATAGATCCCCTACACCTCCTAGTCGACGCGAAAGTAATAGATCCCCTACGCCACCTGTGCGCCGTGAAGGTAATAGACCACCTACACCACCTGTGCGCCGTGAAGGTAATAGACCACCTACACCCTCTGTGCGTCGTGAAAGAAATAGATCCCCTATACCCTCTGTGCGCCGTGAAGGTAATAGACCACCTACACCCTCTGTGCGTCGTGAAAGAAATAGATCCCCTGCATCTCCTAGACTTATTGTGGGTGGTAAATTTAATTTATCGAAAAAATACAAGAAAACAAAAAGATATAATAAAACAAAAAGATACAATAAAACAAAAAGATACAATAAAACAAAAAGATATAGATAATTTAATTATATTTATTTTAAAATTTAATTAAAAACTTATTAATTATTTAATTATATGAAATTATTTTTTATATTATTAAATATAACAAAAATAACTGGTTATAATTTATGTGTAGTTGGAGGTAATAGTGGATTAGGTAGAGAAATTATTTATCAAGGTATTAATTGTAATAAAAAAATATTAGCATTAAGTAATAGTTCAGATAAAATTAAATATCCATATAGAGGTGGAGGTTTAGATTTAAAACCTATCAAAAAATTTATAGATAGTAATAATCTTAAGGTTGATACATATAATAATTTTAATAAATATAGATTTGATAATATAGTTTTTACACTTGGAGGTCAACCATTTACTAATGATTATTCTGATAAAGTTACTAATGATATTATGTCAAATATTGATAATAAATTACAAGGAATAATATTAGTAAGTGCACATGGTGCTGGAGAATCACTAAAAGATTCAAATATTGGTATAAAAATAATGGATAATTTATATTTGCGCGATACATATAGAGCAAAAAATTCTCAAGAAAAAATAATAAAAAAATATAGTAAAGAAAATAATATAAATACATTTATTTTAAGACCGAAGGCTTTATCATATGGACAAAATATATATTCAATAAAATCTAGACAAAAATTAGCAAAAGAGATATTAGAATATTTATATATTATTTAAATTAACTAAATAATTCAGGATTTAAAATATGTTTACATGTTTTATTTTCATCTTTACAATAATTAAATGATTGACATGAACATGTTTCTTTTATTTTTTGTGTTTTTGGACAAATAAATTTTTTACGAATATATAGACCATTTATTCCTTTAATTGTCCATGTTTGGATATTTGTTGGGTATTCATCATTTGATTCTAGCACTGGGTAGATATCATTATCACTATTTTCATTTTCTTCGATTAACATTAATGCCATTGCTGCATAATTATGTAAATCTAATAATGTATCTTTAATACCCTCATCATCAACTAAATTAATACCCTTTGATGAAATTGATTGAGCTCGTTTAATTTTATCTCCAATTCTGACTAAAACACCAATTGTTCCATATTCAGCAAATGCATCTCCATAATCTTTATTTTTTTTAATAAATAAATTTTTAGCTTTAGATTGAATATTTTCTAATTGAAGTGTTCTATTTGCCATTTTTAATTATATTTATTTTATATTTAATAATCAATTTTTTATATAAATATAAAATATTTTAATATATAAAAAATGTTATCATATGATAGTATGGATAAAGATAAAGATAAAGATAAAGATAGATCCAAATCTACTTTTAAATCAAAAAAAAATATTGAAAATCTTAAAGATATAATTATTGAATATTTAGATAATACTCAATTATATAAAGGATATTCAATAAAAAAAAAATATATTGCAGATAGTAATATATTATCTGCACAATTATTATTTAACAATCGTGAATGTAAATTTAATTATATGGATAAAAATGTTAGAGATATTTGCACTATAATAGCACATGATTTACGTGATTATATAGATAAAAATATATTTTTTGATTTATATAATGGTGTTTTATATTTTTATATATAAAATTGATTATAATTAATATTTAATAAATATTAATTATAATGAATAATTGTTGCTTTTATTGCAACAATACAATAGAAACAAAAAAATATTTTGCTTTTGATAGATGTTTTTGTTCTATTATTTGTAGAGATAGTATATATAAAATTAATAAAAAAATAGATCCTAATTTTAATAATTCAAATTTATGGATTACTAATATTAATGATCTAAAAGTATTTGAAAAAAAAATAATAGAAAATAAAAAAAAAGAAATTTATAATTCTATATTAAATGATTTAATTGTAGAAATTAATAATGAAATATCTTTTGATATATCAAAAGAAATATTAAAAACTAGAGAAGAAATTATAGAAAAAAGTAAGAGTGAAATTATAGAAAAAAGTAAGACAGAAATTATAGAAAAAAGTAAGAGTGAAATTATAGAAAAAAGTAAGAGAGAAATTATAGAAAAAAGTAAAGATGAAAATGATGATAGTTTAAAATTTAATAAACTAATATCACGGACATGTAATTTATTAAAATATATAAATATTTTAATAGTTAAACAATTTTTATTAAATTATTTTTAATTATAAATTTTGCAAATAAAAGATACCATTTTCATCTACATTATATTTACCAATAATATCTGGATTAACTTTTCCACTTAATACATCTTCTGTTTTATATATATTATAATCATTATCAATATAATGATTTATACCTTTAATTTCTTTAATAGTTACTTCTAATTTTTTTGTTGTAATTTGTTGACATAGTTCAAATGAATTTATAGTTCCATGTGGTGTTCCTTTAAAATGTGTGCCACAAAAATTTAAACTATCTTGTTTTCTACGTGTACATTGTTCACCATTTGCTCTGCACGCACAACATCTTTCATTTTGAGGAACAATATTTTTAATTCTTTTTCTTTTTGCAAAATCATCTTTTGTTAATTTTATAGTATTAAAATCATAAACAAATTGTAAAAAATCGCTTGTTGTTTGATTTCCTGTTATTATAATATTATGTTTTTCAATCCAATTTTTAATTTGTTCTTTAAAATCAGATAAATGTTCTTCACACTTTTTAACTACACGTTTTTCCATTTAATATATTATTAATTTTTATTTTTACTTCAATTTTATAATAATATATTATAATAAACTTAAAGACAAAATTATTCTTCAAAAAATTTATTTGCTAATAATAAACTAATATTTATTATAGATAATAATTTTTTTTCTTTTAAAACCAATCTATCTATATGTTCACATGTATTATATATTGAAAAATTAAAACAATTACAATAAAATTTACCATATTTCTTTACAATATTATAATAATTATAATCATAATTATAATAATTAATTGTATCATAATATGTAGGTATTGGAATAAGACTATCTAAATTTTCAAATGAATTTTGAAAATATGTTTGTTTTTTATTTGGATTATTTAATTCATTATTTAATAATATATATTTTTCAATAGTCAATCTATCATATGGAAATGGCCATTCTTTTGGCCACTCTCTAATAATATTTTGTTGGTTTGAATATTCTATTGCTAATATTATATCTTTAATATGATTACATGCTATACTATAATCATATTTAGAATTAGAAAACCAAATTTTACTTTGCATTTTAAGTGAACATATTCCACAAGAAAAAACTTTTTTATGGCTACTAGTATTAAAATTAACTGGATAATTATTATTAATATAAATTTTATTTTTTTGCTTTTTTATTACCTTCTCTCTAACTGACCAATTATTTTCAGATATTTGTTTATAATTTAAATTTAAATTCATTTTAATTAATATAAATATATTAATTTTATTTAAATAGTATTAATTATATTTAAATATAATGATAACTATAAATTTAATGGGTGGTTTAGGTAATCAATTATTTCAAATTTTTGCATTAGTTAGTCTATCTTTATCAAAAAAAATATCTTTTAAATTACCTATTAATAAAAGAGATATTGTTTCGCCGCATAATAATAATTGTTTAAGACCTACATATTGGGATTCTATATTTAAATATATTAAAATGTTTACTATACAATTTGAAAATACTACTATTCAGTTAAAAGAACCATCATTTAATTATAATTCTTTTGATAATTTACAATTAAATAATAATGATTATAAATTATTAGGTTATTTTCAATCATATAAATATTTTGAAAATAATTATAATAATATTATTAAATTATTAAGATTAGACCAACAAATTAATAATATTAAAAATAAAAATATACAATATTTTAAACAAGATATTATCTCTTTACATTTTAGAATTGGTGATTATAAAAATATACAAAGTTATCATCCTATTTTAGATATTAAATATTATATTAAAGCAATTGAATATATACAAAATAAAAAAAAAATAAATAAAGTATTATATTTTAGTGAAATTCAAGATAAAATTGAAATAGAGGCTAAAATTTCTTCTTTAAAAAATTTATTTCCTAGTATAGAATTTATTGAATGTAATAATAATTTACATGATTGGGAACAATTATTATTAATGAGTTGTTGCCAACATAATATTATTGCAAATAGTAGTTTTAGTTGGTGGGGTGCCTATTTAAATAATAATCCTGATAAAATTGTTTGTTATCCAAGTATTTGGTTTGGTCCTTCAATAAATAATGATACTAGAGATTTATTTCCTAACAATTGGAATAAAATTGAGTTATAAATAGTTATGATTTAATTTATAATATAAAAAGCATCTCCCCATCCATATTGTTTGTAAATTTTAGCATCTTCAATTTGATTTGGATTATCTATATTTTTTAATAGTTGTAAATCACTTTCAATGTTTTCTGATAATTTAATAACATTATTAAAATAACTATTAATGTTTTTAGCACCTAAATAAATAGGGGTGCATGAACAAATAATTGGATTAATAATTTTTTCACTAAAATAAATATAGAAAATTAAACAAATTTAAATATAAATATTTTATTATTTATATTTTAAAATGAAGGTTCTTATAATTGATAATTTTCATCATAAAAATATGATTGGAATAAAATTATTATTAAATAGTATTAATATTAAATATAAATATGGAAATATTAAAGATATTAAAGACTATGAAATAATTTATTCACCAAATAATCCAATTAATATTAATTTATATCCAAATAAAAAATTTATATTTGGTCCACATTTTTCAGTTTTTCCTAACAATAAGTTACTTCATATAAATAACATTAATAATAATTCAATTTATATACAACCTAGTGATTGGGCTAGAGATACTTGGATTAATATGAACGCTGAAAAAATTTTACCTGTAAAAACGTTTTCTTTTCCGGTAGAAGTTGATAAATTTCGACCAATAGAAAATAATCAAAAAGATAAAGTTTTTATTTATTTTAAAAGAAGAAATCCTGAAGAATTATTATTTATTGAAAATTTTTTAAATATGAAAAATATAAATTACAAAATTTTTGATTATGTTAAAAAGTATAAAGAGGAAGATTATATAACCTGTTTACAAAATGCAAAATATGGTATAATAATTGATGCACATGAAAGTCAAGGATTTGCCATTCAAGAAGCCTTATCGTTTAATATTCCGCTTTTAGTTTGGAATGTTCATTTTATGTCACAAGAACATGGTGCCAACTATCCAGATATACCATGTACAAATATCGCTTATTGGGATGAACGATGTGGTGAATATTTTTATAAAAAAGAAGATTTCGAAAAAACATATAATAAATTTATAAATAAATTAGATAGTTATAAACCCAGAGAATATATATTAGAAAATTTAAGTCCTGAAAAATGTGGCGAGAGATTTATTAAATTAATTAATAGTTTTTAATTTAAATGTAAATAAATATAAAAATCTATTATATTTATGAGTAACTTAGTATTAATAACTTCTGTTATAGATACACCAAATAAAGAATTATCGTATTCAAAAATTCGTTCTGTTTTTTCAAGAAGAGAAAGATTTGAACAAACAAAAAAAACTATACAAAGTATTAAAGAAAAAATATCTAATTGTAAAATAATTGTTGTTGAATGCACAGATTTTAATGAAGAAGAAAATAATTATTTTAAAGATAATTGTGATTATTTACTAAATCTATGGAATGATAAAAACCTACATGATTATATTTTTGGGATATCAAAATCACTTGGAGAAGGAATGATGACAATTAAAGCATTACAATATATTCAGCAACTAAATTTAGAATATAATTATTTATACAAAATTTCTGGTAGATATTGGTTAAATAATAATTTTAAAATACAAAATATTCAAGATAATGTATTTAAAAAAATTAATAATAATACTAATAATATATTAACAGCACTATATAAAATAGATAAAGAAAGTGTTAATAAATTATTATATTTTTTAGTAAATAATATAGAAAATATGAAAAAATGTATAGGTTATGAAGTATTAATAGCGCATTTTGTTAAAAATATAGATAAAAAATTAGTAGATCTCATAGGTCTTTCTGGTTTTGTAACTGTTTGTGGTAGTGAATATAATGGATAATATAATATTATAATAATATAAATATATTTATAATATTATATTAATATGAAGATAGCTGTAATAGATGGTGTAAATCAAGATATAGGTTTAAATATTTTATTCCCAAACGCAGAATATTTTATATATAATACAGAAATTGATAAATCAAAAAATATGAATAAATACTCAATAGTTCCAAGAAAGGATATACAAAATGTAAATGATAAAAACTTTGATATTTTATTTATAATTATATCATTGTATGATGCTAATCCAAAATGCAAGTTTTTTAAACCAAATATAAAAGAAATTTTAGATAAAAACTTAGAGATTATAAATAAAAATAACTTTAAAAAAGTATTTATTTTTGATAATTATGATTATGATTATGATCCAAATGACATAATAGAATGTAAAAAAATAGATCTTTTTTTTAAAAGAAATTATAATAAAAAAAAGAAATATAAAGAAAATGTGATACCATTTCCTTTTATAATGTTTGGTGAAGTATCATTAATAGAAAAAATATTGGAAAAAAATTTTAATTCAACAAAAGAAAAAATAGACAGAATATTTTTCACTGGAGATTTATATTGTCATTATGACAAAGAAATAAGTTATACTAGAAATAGAATAGGAATATATAGAAAAATTCAAAAATATATTTATAATCCAGGAAGATTGCCTTACATAAATTTTTTAAATGAATTAAGTAATAGTAAATTTGCATTGGATTTAAATGGAGTTGGTGACCCTAATAAACGAACATTTGAAATTTTATCACAGGGTTCACTAATGTTAAGTGAATACAATGATTTAAAATGGCCTTTTAGAGAGCAAGATGAATTTAACAAAGAGTTAAAATTTAAAGATGAATATGAATTTTATAATATTATAAATACTTTGACTATAAATGAAAGTTTATATAATAAATATTTACAAAATCAAAACTATATTTTTAATAAATATTTTAACATAGAATGGATAAAAAATTATATATTAAATAATTTTAATAGACATGATGATTCCATCCAATATGCCTAACAAACCCATCTTGATTATTTGTAACCGCACCAAACATTCCTTTCTGGTTAAAATAATATCCTAAAGTTCCTTCGTCTTCTGTACTATTATATGGTATTTTAGCTAATGATATCTCTTTTTTTCTTAAACCTGGATTGAATGTTAAAACTCCAGATGCACGCATACCTCCCCCTTCTTTTTTTTCTATAATAAATTTTGGTTTTACATAGTAATATCCTCCTTTATCTGTAAAATCTATATTTATACCACTTCTAATTCTATTTTCTTCATAACCTCTTAAAAATACACAACATACATTTATATCTTTATCTAAAATTTTAAAAGATTCCTCAATAAATCCAGTTTTATAAAATTCCCAATCTTCTTCGCAATGAAAAACATAAGGGGTTTTTATATATTTACAACCATTTTCTATTGATTTCATTTGTCCTATACGGGTTTGATTATAAATAATTTTACACGGAAAAGGTAGTATACTTAATACAAAATCATTTATACCATTTAATCCAGAATCTTCCATAATAATTGCTTCCTTAATGGGGTATGTATTATATTTTACAAAACTCTCTAATGTTATTTTTAATAAAGCAGGTCTATTACAAGCAGTTAAAAACAAAGTTACTTCTTTGTTATTCATTATTAATATATTAATAAATAAAAATTTTAAGTTAATATTATATAATATTAATTTAAAATTTTTATTTATTATTATATTAATGAGTTTAATTTTACTTATGGAACCTGCTATATTTAAATATTCAGAAGACTATATATATTCTATCAAATCTTTATTAAATTGTAAAATATGCTTTTATATATTACCTTTTGATAACAATTTAATTGTTAATAATAAAAAATATATATTCTGGTTAAGATTACCAATAAACTTAAAAATTTCTGATACAACGGATAATATATATTTGTTTAATACCGAACAGATGTGTAAAATATATGATAATTGGGCAGAAAAAATTAATAAAACACCTAAACAAATAAAAATCATTGATTTTTCTATTGAAAATTTAAAATATTTTAATAATTATTCTACATATTTTTTACCTTATCAAGTTAATTATAATGAAATATTTGATTTAAATAAAACTAAAAACATATGTATTATTTCTGATAATAATATTTCAAAAAGAAGAAAATACATTCTAGATAAATTAGCAGAAAAAAATATAAATGTCGATATTATTAGTGGTTTTGGTAAAGAAAGAGATTTAAAACTTTTTAATTATAAAATAATTTTAAATATAGGATGGTCAGAATGTGCTAAAATCTTTGAATCCATAAGATGTGATAGATGTATTTTTAATAAAATGATTGTTATTAGTGATCCCAAAAATGACCAATATAATTATCACTTAAAAGATTTTATAATATTTGAAGAATATGAAAAAATACCTAATAGAGTTAAACATACATTAGATAATTACACCAATATACATGAAAATATCTTTAAAAATTTTGATATACAAAAAATAAACAAACGTATAAAAGATATGAGTATATCTACTGTTAATCAACTCTTAAAGTAAATAATAATTCTTTATAATCATTAAAATCGTTATCATATGTATAATATCTTGATAAATCTAAATTATTTATATCTTGAAAAAAAACATTATTTTCTTGAATTATATTAAATTCCATTAATAACATACCTCTAGAATCTGATGACATATTACACCGACCAACATTTAAAATGAAACAAAAATGTTTCAAAAAAAAATAGTTTGGTGATGTAAATGCACTCTCTGGAATATTTTACTATCCCTCAAGCCGAATACCATTTGACCCCTCCAATGAGGTATTGGTATTTTTTATTAAATCGTAACCTCTACTATATCTATTAGGTCGTATTCCATCTGTCATAAATGAATTAAATATTTTCTTCATATTTAAACAACCATTATAATCACGATTGATACATCCTCTCCCATTGTTTTCCATTTGAAATGTTAGGACCGAATGTAATTTTCGTAATTTATTTCTTTTGTCTGATAAATATAAATTATCGCATTTCTCTTCTGTTTTATTATGAAGACATGATGTTCTATATTCATCTATATTGAATACATCAAATCGTTCATTTAATTTTATTTGTCTAAAAGTAATACCACGTTGCACACCAATTTCTAAATATTTTTTATTACTATCATGAATTAAACTATTTATTACTTCATGCCGTTGCATAATAATATATATAATATAAACATATATTATTTATATATTAAGTTTAAATTGTTTTAAATCGTATAATTGATTTTTTATATTTTTTATTTCAAACATTTTCTCATATTGTGATGTTAATGATTTATTTATACTAACTTTATCATCTACTTTATTTATTTTTATATTAAGATTATATATATTATTAATTAAAACACACAAATCATATTTTGAAACTATGTCTGGAGAATAAATATGTCTTACTCCTTTCCAAAAAATATCATTTTCAATCATATTTTTAATTATATTAGCCAACGTTAAACATGTAACACCATTCCATAAATGGTTTGAATATCCATTAATTTCTTTGTTTTTATTAGAAATAATCCATTCTAATAAACTCCTTTTACACTTTATTTCTTCACCTATTATTGATGTCCTAATAATACAACTATTTTCTGGTTCACCCAATGATTTTGATACCCCATAAATATTTTCTTCATCGTGTTTATCATCTTCTTTATATAACCCTCTATTGCCATTATATACACAATCAGTTGTTATATGAATTAATTTTACATTTATTTTTTCTGCTATTTCTTGTAATTTATGTGGAAATAAACTATTTACTTTAATAAATGTTCTATAGTTATCTACTTTATATTTTTGTGGTATTACGCCAATACAATTTATAATAATATCATTATTTTTTATATTTTTAAATAGAACTTTTAATTTAAAATCGTCATCTATTAATACATCATAACTATTACGATCAAAACATATAACTTCATAATGTAATATTAAAAGCTTTTTAATATAATCACCTAACATTCCAGTAGAACCAAACAAGTATATTTTCATATTTACTTATTATTTATTAATATAAATTTAAATACATATAAATAAATAATAAATAATAAATAATGATTAATAAAACTATTCTTGTTTTTGGAGGTACTGGTTCATTAGGCTATGAAATTACAAAACATTTAGTTGATAATAACAAAATCTATAATTATTCTAGAGATGAATGTAAACATTGGAATATGAAATTGGATTTTAATTATCACCAAAATTTAAATTTTATTATTGGTGATATAATTAATAAACAAAAAGTAGAAAATAGTATTTTACGTGTAAATCCAGATATAATTATAATTGCTGCAGCTATGAAACATGTTGATCAATGTGAAGTTAATGCAGAACAATGTTTAAATACTAATTTACTAGGTGTTAAAAATATTTTAGATACGATAGAAATTCATAAAGATAAACTAGATTTGAAAACAACATTATTTGTAAGTACAGATAAAGCTTGTAGTCCTATTAATACATATGGTATGGCGAAAGCTATTTCCGAACAATTAATAATAGAAAAAGCATACTATATTAAATCTATAAAATTTGTAAATATAAGATATGGTAATGTTTTAAATTCAAGGGGAAGTATTATACCATTGCTACATAATATAGGTAAAGATGAACGTAAAGAAAATTTTATATTAACACACAAAAATATGACTAGATTTGTAATGACACTAGAACAAAGTGTTGAATTAATAAAATATGCTATTGAAAATGGTGATTCGGGGGATACAATAATTCCTGAACTAGTATCAATGAATTTAATAGATTTATTAGAAATATTTTCTGAAAAATATAAAAAACCTATAAAAATAACTTCTATTAGACCTGGAGAAAAAATGTTAGAATCTTTAATTAATCCAACACAAGCAGCAAGAATTATAAAAAAAAATTCTTATTATCATATCAAAAGTATATTTGACTTTAAACAAGATATAGATAGCAATAAACTAATTGACTATAATAGTAAACTAAATCCATTATCAAAAGAACAATTATTATTATATTTAGAAGAAAAAGAATTATTATAGTTTAATTAAATTCATTTATTATATTTTTAATACTTATTTTTTCATTTATACTATTTAAATCAGGTATTTTATAATAATTATTAGGATTATTACAAATTTCTGTTAATAATTTAATATCGGTTGATACATTTCCTGTTAATTTAATAACATTATCTATATAATTATCAATGTTTATAGCACCATAATAAATTGGTGTACAATATCTTGCTACAGCATTTACTATTTTTTCACTAAAATAATATTCTGTAACAAAATTTTCTATAGCTATATGAAATTTATATTCAATATGTGGATCATTTATTTCAAAAGATCCTTTAATTCTTTTGTCATTTAAATGTTTATAATATATACATCCTCTACCACATATATCTATAGGTAAATTAGTTTTTAATATTTCTTTTACTAGGTTATGTCGATATTGATGTCCAGGAGCTCTATTTTTTTGAGATACCATGATTGACATTAATTTATTTTTATGTGGTTTTTCTAATCTAAGAGAATTATGTGGTAAACAACAATAATGACTAATAAATGGGTCAGGTAAATTAAATTTACTACCAAGAAAATATTTTCCAATATTATTTTGAGCATATTTAATAAAGTTATTTGTAATATTTAAAAAATAAGGCGGTTCAAATGCTAAACCAATAACATTTTCCTTAGGTATATTTAGTATAGGCTGATAAGTATTTAAAATAAAAGCATGAGTAAAATTATCATCTTTTGTAAATTTATATTTTATATTATAATCTGGATCTTTATCTAAACCATAAAGATCTATATAACTATTCATTGAAACCTCACTTTCTACAAAATTTGAAAAAAATTTAATTATTTTCATATAATAAAGAATTATTCATATTTTTAAATAATTATTTATTTAATATAAATATCGTTTAAACATGAACCAATGATCATATTTATTAACTTCTTTTATTAAAAAAAATTGTTTAAAATTTGATACTATATTATCAATTACAATCATTTGATCATCTTTTACTAATCTATTATTATCTATATAAATATTCAATTTTTTATCATGTAAATTTTTATACCATTCTATGTTATTATTATATATAAGAAAAAATCCACCTGCAATACTCTGTTGATTTGGTGGAATTGGATCCTTCGAAAGTCCATTTTCATCTTTATCTAATATCAATGTAATCAAATTATTTATTTCATAACTATTATTATTAATCATTGCATAATATATTTTTGATTTAATTAAATTTTCTATTTTATTATAATTTGGCCAATTTAATAATTTACCAGTTCTAAAATAACCTATATCTATCCAGCCATACCAGTTATCCTTTTTATTATAAAATTTATATGTTTTTTCTACAAAAGCTATTTTTTCATTCCATAACATATTTACTTTCCATGAAATTTTTGTATTTAATTCTGTATTGTTTTTATGATTTTTAATCCAAAAATCTTTATATTTATAATTATAGAATTCTTCTAATTCTAAATTTATAAATTTAATATTAGGATTATTATTATATTTTTGTAACATATAATAACTTTTTCGATCTGTATATACTACTAATTTAAAATTAATTACACTTTGTAATAAATTATCTATCCAATTTTGATATATTTCTGTAGAATATTTTGATTCTAATATATACCAACATGTTGAAAATATAATCATATAAATATATTTTAATATATTTATTTAAATAAATAAATATATTTTAATATATTTATATGATAGAACAAACTTTTATATTAATAATATTAAATTGTAAAAAATATAAATATAAAGCAGATTTACAAAAAAAATACTGGCTAAAGAATTTAAATACCAATATAAGTTATTTTCATATAATTGGAGACAAAGAAAAATGTCAAACAAATGATTATTTATTTGATAATGAAAATAATATTTTATATGTAAATACTCCAGATGATTATTTATCTTTACCTAATAAAGTAATTACAGCAATAGATGCTATAAATAAAAATTATAATTATAAATATATTTTAAAAACAGATGATGATCAAATGTTGATTAATAAAAATTATTTGGATATAACTCTATCACTTTTAGAGAAAAAAGAATTTGATTATGGAGGATTATTAATTCAAGTTCCAGATCATATAAGTAAATATTGGATGATTCATGAATGTTTACCACGTGATTTATTCCTGAAAGGAACACAATATTGTAATGGTCGTTTTTATATTTTATCTAATAAATTAGCAAATATATTAATTAATAAAAAAGAAAGTATTAAAAAATATATAATAGAGGATCATTGTATAGGATTACATACACCAGAAGAATATAAAAGAAATATACTAAAAATAGATAATAATAAAATTTTTGTAGATATGGAAAAATATTTTAAAAAATAAATTATTAATAAAAAATCTGTTGTAAAAATCGTTTATTATAATCTGTATATCTTTTTTCAATATCTGAGTAATTAGGTAATTGTCCTGCAAAAGGAATATGGTAATATATCCAATTACTTGATTTTTGAAGAGGTTTCCAACATTGATCATGACAATATAAATTTGGATTACCACCAGCAGAGAGTTTGCTATTACTATTTATTAAAATAGGTAATAATTTTTGAATAAAATCATGTTTTATAATATAAGCAGTTGCTGTTTGATTATTAATAATTTTATGAAAATTTCCTATATAATTTTTAATTTCTGTATCTCCACGTGGAGTTAATGTAATTAAATCCCAATTATTATTATTTTTAATTTTTTCAAATTCATTTATAAAGTTTAAAAATTCTTTATTATTAATAATAAAAAAATCATCTTCCAAAATTAAATAATAATTGTCATTTAATTTTAATAATTTTTTTAAACATTCTATATGAGATAACGAACAACCCATACCATATTTTTCATGATAAATTGCTTCAAATCTCTCTATATCTTTAAAAAATTCATAATTATTTTTTAATTTTTGAATATGATTATCTCTATCTTTTCTAGTATTTAAATTAATATAATATCCTTTCATTATAAATATATATTTAAGAAATAAAAATATATTTATATTATTTTAAAGTATTTAAATCATTTTAAAGTATTTAAATCATTTTAAAGTATTTAAATCATTTTAAAGTATTTAAATCATTTTAAAGTATTTAAATCATTTTAAAGTATTTAAATCATTTTAAAGTATTTAAATCATTAGACATTTAAAACGCCATATTATAATATTTTTTCAACCATTTCACCTTTACCATTATAAACCCATATTTCACATTTATAACCAGCATCTTTTAATGCTTGTTGCTTTAAATAAATATAATCTTGTTTCTTTTCTGCTGTCCAAGTAGATTTTGCTTCAATACATCTATTTTGCAATTTTATAAAACAATCAACAAAATATCGTCTTTCTTTCCCAGATGTATCTTTATACCATACTTCTGGAACTTCAGTTCTATTAACTATAATATCTTCTTCTAAAATGCCTTCCTTTAATAAATCATTTAACATATATTTTTCATATCCTTGTATTTTCTCTATTCTTCCGGATGGAAATGTATAATCATAAGATTTATATGCATTTTTAGATGCTTTTTCTGATATCTCAGCATTTTGAAATGGATGTTCACAACCATATTTTTCCAAACAAGTTGTTTTACCTTTTTCTCTTACTTCTTTATTTTGTTGTGAATGTTCACAACCATATTTTTCCAAATTAGTTGCTTTAATTTTTTCTTTTACTTCTTCTGACTGAAATGCATGTTCACAACCATACTTTTCTAAATTAGTTGTTTTAATTTTCTCTTTTACTTCTTTATTTTGTGCTGAACATTCACAACCATATTTTTCCAAATTAGTTGCTTTCATCTGTTCTTTTATTTTTTTGTTTTGTAATGGTTTTTCACATCCATATTTTTCCAAATTAGTTGCTTTACCTTTTTCTCTTACTTCTTTATTTTGTTGTGGATGTTCACAACCAAAATTTTTAAAACAACTTTCTTTACTTCTCTCTTTTATTTCTTTATTTTGTTGTGGATATTCACAACCATATTTTTCTAAATTAGTTGCTTTAATTTTATCCTTTATTTCTTTATTTTGTTGTGGATATTCGCAACCATATTTTTCTAAATTAGTTACTTTTACCTTGTCTTTTATTTCTTTGTTTTGTAATGGATTTTCACAACCAAAATTTTTTAAACAAGTTTCTTTAACCTTGTCTTTTATTTCTTTATTTTGTGTTGCGTATTCACAACCATATTTTTCTAAATTAGTTGCTTTAATTTTTTCTTTTACTTCTTTATTTTGTGCTGCGCATTCACAACCATATTTTTGTAAATTAGTCGTTTTTACTTTTTCTTTTATTTCTTTATTTTGTTGTGAAAATTCACAACCATATTTATTTAAACAAGTAATTTTCTTTTTTTCTTGTTTATTTTTTTCTGTATGAAATTTACAAAAACATCCACTAATTATAATTTGACTAAATTTTTTACTACAACTTTCATCACAATTCAAACATTTTGCATTAATAATAGTTTCTCTTTTAATATTTTCATTATTATAATTTTGTAATAATGTTATATTATTTTTATTACAATATTTTTCTAATAATTTATTATCATAATGTATAGGAGTATTACGTTTATTCATTAAATTATATACTTTTAAAATTTATTATTAATATCAATTTTTATTTGTAAATAACTAAAATAGTTAATCAATAAATTCGGTGTTTTAAATGTCTAATGGTGTAAATCATTTTAAAGTATTTATATTATTTTAAAGTATTTAAATCATAATCTGTATTTTTACAAATTATATCAGAATATGATGCACGTTGTCTTGTTAAATTTGGTAAACAAATAAAACAAGGAAATATTTTTTGTATTACTTCTAAATAATATTTATCTATTTCTTTTTGATATCCTTGAATATTATCAACAATATATTGCATTGTTTTTTTATTTATAATATAACTACCGGTAGTTAATGTTCCATTTGTTAAATAAACTTCTTTTACTATATGTTTTAAACAATTTGCTGCTGTATTACCTGCTAAATAAAATATACCATAATCTGTTTTATCTAAAAATTTTGAATATCTTTCAACTATTTTATCAATTGTAATATTATTTGTTATAAAACATGTATCATCTTCTAATATTAAAATATTTTCATAATTATTTTTTAAAGCTTTTTTCATTATTGCTACATGACTTAATAAACACCCTAATGCTCCTATTCTATATGTTGTTGCATTTCCAGTATACCAATTAGGTAATGGATCTAAATAATTTTTATTCCAATGTAGAATTAATTTTTCTTGAGGTCGAATTGCACTAAATATTTCTACATTTAGTGCATCCACTTTTTTTAATTCATTTAATATTTGCTCTTTTCTATCTGTTCTATAAGGTAAATTTATTACATATATTTTATCTAATTTCATTGTAAATATATGTAATACTAATAATATTTTTAAATATATTATTTTTAATCTTCTAAAAATACTTCACCAACATTTTGTGGTAACATTATAAAAAATATTGTTAATGCTACAAACCATGTTATATAAGGTATATATTCATCTAGACTAATATCATAAAATTGACTTATTGCTACTACAGCAACTATAATTCCTATTATATATAAAATATACAATCCTATATTAGATAATTTTGAATTATCAGTCATTATATTAAATAATAGAAATTTAATTTTTATCTAATTTACACCTAATTCCTTCTTTTATTTTTACTTGTCTATTTTCTAAAATATAATCTGTTACTTTATCAATTTCAATTGAATTATCATCTTGAAAATATTTACTCATTACTTCTAATAAATAGGTTCTATTTATACTACTTTTTTGTTTACTTTGTGTATATAATAACTTACCATTATTAATATCAAAACAATCTATATCATTAGATCTCATAATTTTTACTAATTGTTCAGTTAAATTCTTTTTTTTATTTTTTCTTTCCCTTATTTCTTTTTGAATTGCTTTTAATTCATCATCTAATTGTTTCCAATTTTTAATAATATTTATTAATTCTGCTTTAGAAATATCTTGATTATTTGACATATTATATATTTAATATATAATATATAATATCTTTAATATTATTTATCAATCAAAACTTCTTTTGCTATTGATTTTATTATCTTATTTTCATGTTTTTCTCTCTCTACATTATTACCTTCATCTGTTGCATTTTTTATTAATTGTAAATATTCTTCTGTATATAAATCATTCTTTTCTAAATCTTTATGAGCCTTTTCCCATTCTGAAATTTTATCTATTTGTTTTTTTGCAACACTTGTTATTGCACCCTTCATTAATTGTTTTTCATTATCATCTTTACTCCATATATTATTATTTTTAATATATAATATTTCTCGTTTTAAATCACTACAATGTATTGGTCTTTTATGTAAATCTAATTGATTTAATTCTCTTACAAATATATTTGTGATTCCTGATACATATCCACTTTTTCTTGTTTCATCTAGATCATTTACTCTTAATTTTAATGTTTCTACAAATTCATCTAAATTTAATGCATCTTTACAATTTTCATGCAAAAATAATTGAATATTAACTTTATTATTTATTGTATAATTATTATTACCAATTTTTGGTATCATATTTGTTACCATATTTCTCATCTCTTTATTTTCTAATATTATATTTTGATTTTGTTCTATTAATGTTCCTATCATATTACGTAATAGCTCATTTTCTTCTTTTTTTTCTAACTCACTTGTTTTATTTATTTTATCTTTACAATTTTTAATGTGACGATTATAACTCTGTATATGTTTATATTTTTTACCACAAGAGCATATTATGCTTTGCATATTTTCTATGAGCATTTTTGAGCATTTTTCTAAATTGTGTTTTTTGGTCTTAAGGTGCTGTTTAAATAAAAAATATTTGTTACACGAATAGTCACACTTTTCGCAATAAAAATCAGTTTTTTGATTTTCAGTCTCAGGGTTGCATATTTTTTGAGCCATATATGCTTATAAAATGCTCATAAAAATATGCTTAAATATTTTTAAAAAAAAAGTTATAATAACAAAAGTTTTTGAAAAAAAATGAAAATAAGAGCATTTCAATCTAAAGTGGTTTTTTTAAAAAATTTTTGAAATTTTATTTTCCATTTTTCAAAATTGGACATGTCCATTTTTCAAAAATCGATTTTAAAATTTCAAAATTTTTTTTTTTTTTTAATTTTTCCATAAGTCTAAATTTTTATTTTTTTCTGATAAAATCCTTTCTATTAAAGCTGTCTTATTTCCACCAACTTTACAATTATTGTTACGTAAAATTTCTTTTAATTGAGGAATAGTTAATTTTGAATAATTTATATCATTATTATCATTATTAATAAGATTATTTTTATTATGTTCATTACATAGATAACCCATTTTTGTAAAAAAAGCATTTTTAACACATTTACAATTTTTTTTCTTACCTGATTTATAAATATATTCACATGTATTTAATTTAAAAGCAAATTTTTCAGGAGAATTTATACCATAAACTTTATGAATATTATTATTTTTATAATAAGGTAATAAATAATCATAAATAGTTCTACAATATGGACATTTAATTTGATTAATTTTTAATCGATTAACTTCAAAAGAATTAAATCGTTTTTGTTTAATAATTTCATTATATAATGGTTCATAATTAAATTTATGAGAACATGGTAATGTAATAAAAGCATCAGTTAAAGGTTTATAAGAAATTAAACATATATTATCATTATTAATATTATTATTAGTATTATTATTAGTATTATTATTAATATCATTGTTAGTATTATTATCAGAAATATTTAATAAAGATTTCCAATCTAAATTATCTTCTATTTCGTAATTCATAGTATAATAATATATATATCTTTATATATTATTATGAATAAAAGTGAATGGGGTAATGCAGTTTGGTTATTATTTCATACAATAGCATGTAAAATAGATGAAAATTATTTAGTTAATAATAAAGATGAAGTTATACAATTTATAAAAAATGTTTGTCATAATTTACCTTGTCCAACATGTGCAGAACACGCAAGAGAGACAATAAATAAGGCTAATTTAAATAATATAGAAACAAAGGATAATTTAAAATATTTTTTTTGGTCATTTCATAATATAGTAAATGAAAGATTAGAAAAAATAGTGGTTCCATATGATTATATAGAATTATATGAGAGAGCAGTGACGTATAATGTAATATATAATTTTAAACAAAAATTTTATAAAAGAGCATATAATGATAAATTATTAATACAAAGTTTTCAATTTACTAGAAATAAGACAGAAATAAATAATTTTTTAGATAATTTATTAGTATATAATCGTATAAAAAGATAAATTAAACAATATTATCTTTAATCAATTGACCATTTTTATAAACAGAACAACGAAAGGTTTGGTTTGATGGACGATTACATACAACATTATTACTTACAAATTCATTAAAATAAAGTAAAGAATTATTACCACTAGCAGAAAGAATAGAGTACCATAATGAACCTAAAATAAAACCAACAAGAGTTCCAGTAGCAACTCCGCCCATATCAGAACATTTATTTTGTATTTTAGTAAAAGAATCGATTAAAAAGAGAGAGATTAAAAATAATAAAACAATATAGTTCATCTGTTCATTATAGATCATAGGTAATATAAGATATGCAGTAGTAAATGCAATAAAAGAAGAACTTAAATTAGGATTATCAAAAGAGCCACCCATAGAAAAAATATTAAAATCAATAACATCACAAATAGGTGCACGATTAGGTGAAGATTCGTGCCTTATAATATTTAATAAAAATATATTAATAATAGTAGAAATTAAAACTCCACCTAAATATATAAATCCTTTAATATCTTGATTAAAAATTGAACTCATAACAAGAAAAAATCCAAGAATAAAAGGGGATATAAATGAGGCAAATTGAAGAACATTAGTAATAGTAAATTGTAATCCAGATATTCCGTCAGGCATTATAATATATATATAAAAGATAAATATATTATATAAAGACGTAATTTAAAACTTCATGAATATTATCAACTTGTATAAAATTGATATCTTTAAGAGAATCAATATTTTTATATTTCTCTATAAATAGATCAAAATCTTTTTTATTTTCCTTTGGAAATATAAAAGTTTTAACACCAGCATTTAAACCACCTAAAATTTTAAGATCTAATCCTCCGATTGCGGTAATTTTTCCTTGTAAACAAATTTCACCAGTGATAGCAATATTATTTTTAATAATTTTATTAGTTAAAAGACTATAAATAACAATAGTAATAGCAGTTCCAGCGGAAGGACCATCTTTAGGTGTAGCACCTTCGGGAACATGAATATGTATACCTTGTTTTTTTGTAAGTTCAAAATTTTTATTAAGTTCAATTAATTGTTCAGTTGTAAGGAGAGAATAAGCCAAAGTCTTAGCCACACTCATACTTTCTTTCATAACATCACCTTGCATACCGGTAAGTTTAAGTTCAGAAAAAGTAGAAGTAATAAAAAAGTTAGTTTCAATATGTAAAATACCACCTTGACCGAGAGAATTAGCCCAAAGACCATTAATAACACCAATTTTAGATTCATTATTAATTTTAACTTTATTAATTTCTTTTCTCTCATTAAGATATTTTTTAACCTCATCAATTGATAAAATAATAGGAATATCATAAAGTTGGTTTTCTTTTAAAATAGTTAAATTAATTTCACCTATAATTTCAAATAAAATTTCTTTTAATTTTCTAACACCTGATTCAGAAGTATAATTATTAATAATATATTTAATAATAGAATCATCAATATGTATAATATCATTAAGACCAATTTTATTATAAATTTCAGGAAGAATATATTTATTAGTAATAATAAGTTTATCTTCAATAGTTAAATGTTCAAATTTAACTCTATGAATTCTGTCTAATAAAATTTTATCAATAAGATCAGGATCATTATATGAAAAAATAAAAAGTGCTTTAGAAAGGTCAAGATCTATACCATTAAAATATTTATCTTGAAAACAATCATTTTGAGTAGAATCAATAAGATGTGTTAAAATCCCAATAATTTCTTTACCCTGTTCGGTTTTACTAACTTTATCTAATTCATCAATAAAAATAATAGGATTCATACATTTTTTTTCAATAATAATATCAACAATTTTTCCCCAGGTAGAACCAACATATGTATAATTATGACCTTCAATAGTGCTACCATTAGAAGAGCCTCCAATAGCAATAAAAGCGAAAGGTCTACTTTCATTATTTTCATCAATTAAACAATTAGCAATGCCTTTTTTGGCTAGAGAAGTTTTGCCCACACCGGGCGGGCCTTCAAAACCTAAACAATAACCAGTTTTTTCTCCATTAATCCATTGACCAATAATTCTTTCAACTTGACGTTTAGCTTTATTATGACCAAAGACAGCATTATCTAAAATATTATTAATTTTAATCATATAATCATTAACAAATTTATTTTGAATATTAATATTATCAATATAATAATTAATATTGTTTAAAATATTAAGATTATTTTTATCTTCAGTAATTAAATTTATAATTTCTTCAAATAAAAGTTTATTAGAAATATTATTATTAATAAAATTATAGATTTGTTCTTTAATATTAGATAAATTTTTTCCAGATGTAGAAATTTTAATATGTTTAATTTCATATTTTTTAATTAAATTATTAAGTAAATTAGAATAGTTAATAATAGAATTACGATTATTAGATTCTGTAAATTTTTGATAACATATATTTTTAATAATATTGTTAAAAAAATCAGAATTTAAGTTTTTAAGTTGATTAAGATAGTTAATAATTTCAAGATTACTATAATTATTTTTTTGAGGAATATCTAAAATATTATTATTTTTAATAGAAGGTAAAAGTTCATTAAATAAATTTTTAATATTTCCAATTTTGTTAAGAATAAGTTCTTCTTTATAAATACCAAAAGGTATTTTTAAAAGACCATCAAGATATTGTCTAGCTTTAGAACCAGAATCATCAGATTTAGATTTAACTTCTTTAAGTTTTTGCATAGCTTTTTCTTTAACATTATCATTAGTTTTAAGTAAACAAATTTGTTGTTCAATAGGAATTTTATTATTATCAAAATTAGCAAGATTATTAGTATATTCAATAGTTTGTTTCATAGAATCTCTAAAATATTTTTTAACAGTCCATGGTAAACTATCAAAAAGTAGAGTTTGTTCTTGTGTATCAATATTATTATTATTATCATTAGATAATAGATCATATAAAAGATAGGCTAAATATTGAAAATCAGGTTCATAAGATTTAATTAATAATTGTATTAATGTAGTTCTTTGATAAAATAATTCATTACCTAAAAATTCTTTAACAACTTGATTAATAGTTTTACGTTTAATAAGATTAGTTTGATTAATATATCCAATATATTTTTCATAAATTTCATTTTTATTATAAATAAAAAGTTGTTTAAGTGTTAAAGATTGTATAAATTTTGTCCAAGAAAGTTCTTGAAAATCTTTATCAATAGGTTTATTTTCTTCAATTTCTTTTAACATATTTGAAATAAAATAATTATTAATACAATCTAATAAAATATCATCAACAACAGCAGAAATAATAAGAGTTTGTTTTTGTGTTTTATCTTGAATACATAATTTAATACCATATACTCTAGCTTGAAAATTTCGTTTAGTTCTAGCTAAATCAAAGCAATCAAAAGTATTAGCATGTTCAACAATTGCACAATCCTCAACAATTTTATTTTTTTGTAAAACATTATCTTTATTAGTTTTTTTATTGTCAACATTTTTCCATTGAATAACTTTATAATTGATAGGATGAACATATTTAGTCATTAAAATAAATTTATCTCTATGGATATTATCATCTAAATATTTATTAATAAAATCAGACCCTAAACATATTAATAATAAATCATTAAGATTATTAGTTCCGTAATTTTTAATAATAGAAGAGAGTTCATTATTAATATTTTGTAAATTATTTAAAATATCATCGATATTAGGTGAAATATTTTCAGAAATAGACAAATTAATTTTATTAGAAAGAATATTAAGATTATTGAAAATATTTTCTAAATTTTGTATACATATATTAATTTCATTAGCAGTTAAAATATCAAGAATTTTATATTTTTGAGAAGAAATAATGGTATTTTGTATAATATCTTGAAAAGTTTTAATTTTTTCTTCAATAAGTTTAATATTAAAAGTAGAATTTTTAATTTTTTTAGAATTCATATTTTATATATGAATATATTGAATTTATTAAATTATTTTAAATTTATAATATTAAATTAAAATAATTAAGTAAAATTATTTACTAAATTAATAAACTTTTTAAAAAGAAGTATAGAATTTAAATATAAAAATATAAATATAAATAAAATAGACATGGGAATCCCAAGTTATTTTGTTTATATTGTAAAAAATCATAGATCAATACTTAAAAAATATAATAAATCATTAATAAATGTTGATAATTTATATTTAGATAGCAATTCATTAATATATGAAGCAATAAATAGTATAAAATTTACAAATAAAAATAATTTTGAGAAAGATGTATTAGAATCAATTTGTATAAAAATAAAAACCTTTATTGAAATAATTGAACCAAAAAAAAAAGTTTTTATAGCATTTGATGGTATAGCACCAGTAGCAAAATTAAGTCAACAAAAAAATAGAAGATATAAAAGTTGGTTTCAACAAGAAATATTAAAATCAATTAATCCAGATACAAAAGAAAAAGAGTGGAATCCAGCAGCAATAACACCAGGAACAGCATTTATGGATAAATTAAATAATAAAATTACTGAATATTTTAGTAAAAAAAAAGATAATTTAGAATATATTATAAGTGCAAGTAATGATGTAGGTGAAGGAGAACATAAAATATATCAATATATAAGAAAAAATAAAGAATATCATAAAAATACATCAACAGTAATATATGGATTAGATGCAGATTTAATAATGTTAACATTAAATCATTTAGAATATTCAGAAAATTTATATTTATTTAGAGAGACACCATTTTTTATAAAAAATATAGATGATACATTAGAAGAAAATAGTTATTATTTATTAGATATACCAGAATTTGGAAATAAATTAGTATGTGAGATGATAGATAGAGAGAATATAGAAAATATTAATTATAATAAAAAAATAAATATTATAAATGATTATGTATTTATATGTTTTTTGTTAGGAAATGATTTTATGCCACATTTTCCAAGTTTAAATATTAGGACAAATGGAATAGATATATTATTAAACATTTATAATAAAGTAAATAATAATTTAAATAATTTTATAACAACAAAAAAAGGAATAAATTGGGGAAAGGTAAGAGAGATAATAGAGATATTATCAAAAAATGAAGAAATGTTAATAAAGGAAGAATATAAAATACGTAAAAAAATGGAATTAAAAAAAAATAATAAACAATCTAAAGAAGACGAGTTTATGAATACACCTATATATGTAAGAAGAACAGAAAATTATATAAATCCATATGAAAGTGGATGGCAATATAGATATTATAAATCATTATTTGATATAGAAATAGATAAAGAACGAAAAAAACAAATATGCATAAATTATCTTAGTATATTAGAATGGAATTATTATTATTATAATAGTGAATGTATAGATTGGAGATTTAAATATAATTATAATTATCCTCCATTATTTCAAGATTTAATAGAATATATACCATTTTTAAATACAAGATTTGTAGAAAATAAATTAGAAGATCCTATAGATAATAAAGTTCAATTAGCCTATGTTTTACCGAGAGATAGTTTAAATTTAATACCAAATATAAATACAAATAATTTATTAACAAATTTAAATGAATATTATAAATTAGATTATGATTTTGAGTGGGCATTTTGTAGATATTTTTGGGAATGTCATGTAAAAGCTCCTGAGTTAAAATTAGATATATTAGAAAAAATATTATTATAATATATTAAATGTTAAAACCACAAAGAGTAATAGAAAATCATGAGTTTGATTGGATATTTCATTTAGCATTAATAATAACAATTATAGCATCAATATTAAATATATATACATTATTAGATAGTAAACAAAAAAGTAAAGATAATTTATTAATACATTTATTAGTAATATTAGGATCATTATTATTATTAATATACCATTTTTTTTATAGATGGCAATTAGATATAGTATTAATATTTTTAGTAATATTAATAGCAAGAACAATAGAACGTATTTTATTAATATTTAAAATAAAAAATATATTTTAATTTAGTAAAATATTTAAAAATAAAAAATAAAATTATATAAATGGTAAAAATTTTAAATGAAATAACAAAAGAACAATTAGTGAATTTTCAAAATAATGCTCCTTATCCACAACAAGTAATAATTAAATTTGAAGCAGAGTGGTGTAAACCATGTCAACAAATAAAAAATTTATGTAATGATTTAGCAAGTAGATTAAATGATAATGTAGGTTATGTAGTTGTTGATATTGATGAAAATATAGAATTGTATGCATATTTAAAAACTAAAAAACAAGTTAAAGGTGTTCCTACATTATTATCATTTTATGCAGGTAAAAGAGAAAATGGTGAATGGTTTTTACCAAATGATTCAGTAGTAGGAGGAGATAATAATGCAGTTATTAATTTTTTCAATCGTTGTGCAAATTATTCTAATCTATAATTATATATAATTATATATATAAATAATTATGTCATTAAATAGAAGAGCAAAAAAAATTACTTTAAGAAGATTAACATATAATGGTAAAGATTATGCTGTAGAGAAAGATGGTAAATTAGATGGAAATTTGCATATATATAATATATATGATAAATTTTTAGCAATGAATGGTGAATTATATAAGGTAGGAAATTTATTTATTTCACAAAATGGAAAGAAAAAAATTATTTTAGATGAAAATAATAAATTAACAACATTTAGTTTAGCAAAATCAATGATAAAAAATAAACTAGATACAATAAATGAAAAAAAATATTTAGAATGGGCTCATGGAGAATTTGCTCCAGGAGGTCCAGGTTTTAACAGATTGGTAGAAAAATATACAAATATTCCAAAGAAAATAAAATCATTATCTTTAAAAAAGAAATCTAATTTACGGAAACTATCTCGTAAATTAAAAACAATATAATAATTAATTTATTAAAATTATTATATTTTAAATACTTTTTTATGAGTTTGTTTTTTTTTATAATTTCTTTTTTTACGACTATGTTTTTTATAATTTCTTTTTTTACGAGTATGTTTTTTATAAGTTTTTTTTTTAATAATTTTACCTCCTATTTTATCTTTATCAAGTTTTTTTAATTCTTCTTCTGTTAATAATCGTGCTTCTAATACTGAATATGATATATCAAGTTTATCTTTATCTTTATCAAGTGTTTTTAATTCTTCTTCTGTCAATAATCGTGCTTCTAATACTGGATATGATATATCAAGTTTATCCTTAGCTTTTTCTTTTTCTTTTTCTTCTATAACTTCGAGTTCTTTTTTATATTTTAAATTTTTAATACATTTTGAATTAATTTTAAAATCAATATCTAATAATCTAAATTTTTCATTATCTTGTTCATTACTATCTATAGATGTTATTCTATCTTTTAAAGGATCCCAGTCGATTAACATAGATAATAAATTATCGGTATGTCCTTTTCCACCATATAATATAATATTTTTATACCAATGTTTTTCATTTTTCATTAATCTACAAAATGAATATGCATCAACAATAAATCTAGAATAAAATAATAGTAAATTATTCCATTTAAAATTGCTGTGCATTTTATTTATATTTTCTTTATGAATTAGAAAGTGTTTTTGTAAAAATTCCATTTTAATATTAGATTTTTTAGCTTCTTTTTGTATAAGTTTATCATGTAATATAATTTTGATTAAATCATCTTCAGTTTCTATTTTATCTTGCGGATTTTTATAAAAATAATCTAACATAGCAAAGTCATCAGTGCTAATTATAGTTGGATCAAGACCTAAAATAGATTTTAAATTGAAAATATGTATAATAATTCCAGCCAATGATTTATGTAAAAATGGATTAGTATCTATCCAGTGATATCTTATATCTTTATAACAAAGTCTTTTATTTAAAAAAAATCTTTCTACTTCACCTTCTAATCTTGTTTCAGGATTAGCAAATTTTTCTCTATTCATTATACAAGGTTCAGTCCAATGTCTTATTTGGACTATTTGAGTTGTATTATCTAATTTTATATTGGTTAATGAACCACGTTTTGTGCTTGTATAATCATGTTTTAAAGGTGTTGGTAGTTTTGTATTATGTTTTTGACTAACAATTTCATTATATTTATTATAAACTAATATAGGATTTCTAGTTAGTTCTAAAAAGAAATCTATATAAAATTTATCATGTAACATGCTATTATTTTTAAATAATTGATTTAAAAAATTAATTATTAAAGTGCATCCTGATTTATAATCAGGTATTTGATGAATCTCTCCTAATAATAATATAGTTTTATTACCATTTGTTAATATTTTAATAGTGAGAATACCTTCGAATGGTTGTTTTTCTTTAATATTTTCAAGTAAAAAATCAATAAATGATGTATATTGTTTGTGTGAATGATGGGTATTAATTTTAGACATTTAGTTATATATAAAATTTATAAAATAAAATTATTTAATTTTATAAATTTTATTAATTTTATTAGTTATTTTTTTTATATATATAATAAAACTTAAATATAATAATATATGAATAATTTAGATTTAAATATTGATAACTATAATTTAAAAGATTTATTAAAATTGTTTAATATATCAGATAAATTTACAGAAACAGATATGAAAAATGCAAAGAAAATAGTATTAAAAACACATCCAGATAAAAGTGGATTAGATCAAAAATATTTTTTATTTTTTTCAAAAGCTTATAAAATAATTTATGGAATATATGAATTTAGACAAAATAGTAAAGAAAAAGATACAGAATATAAACCGATAGATGATACTGAAAATAAAGAAATAATAAAAAATGCATTAAATAGTAAAACATTACAAAAAGATTTTAATAAATGGTTTAATGAATTATTTGAAAAAACAAAAATAGAGGATGATTTTAGTAAAAATGGATATGAAAATTGGTTAAGATCAAATGAAGATATAGATAATTTTAATGGTTTAAGTAAATTAGAACAAGAAAAAAAATTAGAAGAAAAGAAAAAAAAAATTCAATCGTTAGTAACGTATAAAGATATAGATGAAATACAAAAAAATAATTATAATTTATTAGGAGAAAAACCAAATGATTATTCAAGTGATTTATTTAGTAGTTTAGCTTATGAAGATTTGAAAAAAGCACATCAAGAAAGTATAATACCAATTACAAATAATGATTTAAATAATATAAATAATAAAAATTTATCACAATTAAAAAGTGAAAGAGATAAACAGATAATATTACCATCAATAGAACAGGCGAAAAGATTATTAGATGAAAGAAATAATAAAAATAATAAATATAATGCAGAAAGAGCATTTAATTTAATAAAAGAAGATGAAAAAATAAGAAAGGCAAATGAATTATGTTTAAGTTCAATAAGACAACTAAGATAGTAAAAAAAGATATATAATAATTATATAATTATTATATATAATATGATAAATGAGAAGATAGTATATTCAATATTATTAATATTATTAGTAGGATTTATTTATAATAATTGGGAAAAAAAAGAAAAAGGTAAGAAAACACTAGAAGGTTATAATTTAGTTGAAAAATTTTTCTTAAGTGATAAAAAATCTTTAGCAAATATAAAAAAACCCTTAATATGGATTCATATAACATATGATTTAAATTCTAGAAGATGGGATACATTTTATTCAAGAAATACAATGAATTTAAATCAAGATTATTTATATTTGACATTACGATCAATAATAGAAAAATATGGAAACGATTTTCATATATGTTTAATAAATGATAATAGTTTTGAAAAAATATTACCAAATTGGCCTATTAATTTAGCATTCTCTCCAGATCCAATAAGAGAAAGAATACGTAATTTAGGATTAAGTCAAGTTTTATATAATTATGGTGGAATAGTATTACCAGTATCATTTATAGCAGAGAGATCATTTATAGATATATATAATAAGTTAGATGATAATAATATATTAATAGGAGAATTATTAAATAGATCAAATAATCCTTATATATATTCAATAAATTCAAAAATATTAGGTTGTAAAGCAAATTCAAAAAAAATGGCGGAATATATATCATATTTAGAAAATTTATATTCAAATAATTTTACAGATAGTATAGGATTTAATAATACAACAAATGATTGGTTTTTAAATAATCAAGAAAATTTATTAATTATTCCATCAAATTTGTTGGGAGCAAAAGATAATTGTGGTGATATAGTAAATATTGATAGATTATTAAATAATAGTTTTATAGAATTTGATAATAATAGATATGGAATTTATATAGATTCAGATGAACTCTTAAAAAGAAAAGCATATAATTGGTTTGTATATTTAAATGTAGATAAAGTATTAACAAGTAATACACAGATTGGAAAATATATTTTAATATCACAATAAAAAATATTATTATAAATTAGTAATAGTATGGCAATTATAGAATTTAAAAGTACAAATTTTTTTAAAGCATTTTTATTATATTCATTTATTGGAGCATTTGCAGCATCATTAGCAGTGCATATACGTTTAGAAATAGATAATAACAAATATGGAATAAAAGATTGGTTAAAAAAAACATTAAAATTAACAAAAAGCGAAGATATAGGTGATTTAGGTTCAAAATATAGATTTATTGTAGCATTTTTAATAACATTTATAATAACAATAATTATATATCACATAATGTATTTTTTATTTGGATGGGGTTCAGGATTATTAGCAAATATATGTATTTCAAATAATAAAAAATATTGTTTATTAAAGAGAGATATTAATTATCTATAATAATTTTGTAATTAATTTCATAAATAGATTTATGAAAAATAGTAGTATAAATTATTTGAATATTTAAAATTTTACAAAGTTGTCGAATTATAGTTAAAAAATTTTTATAATTTATTTCTCTAGTTAAATAAAATTGTTTAGATTTATAATAATATGGTAATAAATTATTAGTAAAATCACTAAGTAAATTATTGTAAATAGCTAATTTATATGAAGATTTATTAATTAAAAAATAATTATCATTAATATTACAAATAATATTTAATAGATCAAATAAAATATTTTTATCAGGAATTTTTATAAATATTTGACTCATTATTATTAAATATAGATATTATATTATTTGTAAATAATGATAATTCTATTTCATCTTCATGAATAATATGAAATATTGTAATATATTGACATATAATTTTAATAATTTTATATTTTTCATTTTCATCAATAATATCAGTAATTTTAATAAATAGAAAATAATTATCTAATATATCCATAACAGAATAACCTTTATTATATATATTTAAAATAGTATTAATAGCATTATTTAATTGTTTTTCAATACATAAATTAGTATAATATAAAAAATCATTAAATAATATATTAGTGCAAGATTCGTGCGCAATATTAAGAGTAATATTATTTTTAAGTAATTTAAATTTTTCTAAATAATTAATTAATATTCTAACAGAATTATTAGAAATATTAATAATAAAATCAATAGCATCTTTATCAATAGTTATATTTTCATTTTTAACAATTTTATTTAAAATATTTTGTAATTGATTATTAGAAAATGAATTAAGTTTTAAAATATTAATTCTAGATTGAATACTATCAATGACTTTTTGAGGATTAATACATGATGCTAAAAAAAATACATTTTGACTATATTTGTCAATACAATTTCTAAAAACCTGTTGACTTTGTTCATTTATAATATCAATATCATCTAAAATTAATAATTTTTTTTTATTTTTAATAGCAGAAGTAGTTTGACAAAAAGTTTTAACCTCGCTTCTATAATAAGAAATACCTTGTTCTTTAAGACTATTAATAGTAAGAATATTATTTTCAATTAAATTATAAGGTATATTTTTATAATATTCATTAATAAGAACTTTAATTAATGTAGATTTTCCACAACCAGAATTACCAATAAACAAAATATTTAAATTATCCATAGCAATAAAAGTTTTAAGAATTACTTTAGTGGAGTGATTTATTTCTAAATCTTGAATATTTTTTGGAGCATATTTAAAAATTAAAGAATCTTTCATTAATAATTATTCGTTAATTACTATTTAAGTTTTTGTTTTTATTAGTTAATATGTCGTTAACTAATTTATATAATATATTAAATTTACCAGAAAATGCAAGTCAGTCAGAAATAAAACAATCATTTAGACAATTATCATTAAAATATCATCCAGATAAAGATAGAAATAGTAATGAACAATATAAAAATATTTTAATGGCATATCAAACATTGAGTGATATTAATAAAAAAAATATGTATGATTTACAAAACAATAATTTAAATAATAGTAAAGAAATAAATAATAAAATAATAGAAAGTGAAAATAATATAAATAATATAAATAATATAAATAATATATTTAATTATATACCAGATACAATATATAAAGATTTATATATAACATTAGAACAATCTTATAATGGATGTATTTTGCCGATAAATATAGAAAAACAAATAGAAATTAATAAAAATATAATAAAAGAATTAGAAAATATTTATGTAACAATACCAAAAGGTATTGATAATAATGAAATTATTATAATAAAAAATAAAGGAAATTCAATAAATAATATAAATGGAGATATTAAAATACAGATAAAAATAAAAGATAATATTAATTATACGAGAGATGGTATAAATTTGTTTTTTAAAAAAAATATAACATTAAAAGATGCATTATGTGGGTTTTCATTTATAATAGATCATGTAGATAATAAAAGTTATAAAATAAATAATAATGGTGAAAATATAATAAAAGATGGTGAAGAAAAAATAATACCAAAATTAGGTATAGAAAGAGATAATTTTAAAGGGGATTTAATTATAGTATTTAAAATAATTTATCCAAAAAAATTAACTTTAGATCAAAAAAGAATATTAAATGAAATTTTATAATAAAAAAAATAATTATATTAAATAATAAATAAGAGGAATAATCAGGTATAAAAAAATTTTATTAATAAATATATTTAAATAGTAAAATATAAATAAATATATTTATGAGCACATTAAGACGTATACAAAAAGAATTACAAGAAATAACAGAAAATCCTCCATATAATTGTTCAGCAGGAATAAAAGATGAAAATTTATATAATTGGATAGCATCAATTATAGGACCTGAAAGTAGTCCATATAAGAATGGAGTATTTAAATTAGAAATAAATTTTCCAGATGATTATCCATTTCATCCTCCAAAAATTAGATTTTTGACAAAAATTTATCATTGTAATATTAATAGTTCAGGTGGTATATGTTTAGATATTCTAAAAGATCAATGGAGTCCAGCATTAACTATAAGTAAAATTTTATTAAGTATTTGTTCATTAATGGATGATCCAAATCCAGATGATCCATTAGTTCCAGAAATTGCAAATCTTTATAAAAAAAATAAAGAAAAACATGATAAAACAGCAAAATTATACACAGAAAAATATGCTCAATTATAAATTATGATATTTTTTTAGTAGGAATTTCTGAACTAGTTAAGTAAATAGAATTTTCGGTGCAAATAATGTAAGCTTCAGATACTTTATAAATTTTTGCAATAGGACTAGTATATTCTTCTGCATTTTTTACTAATAATTTTTCTCCATTTTCACGAACACCAATAAGTGCTTTTTTATCAAGAGATTCTACCCAATAATCGAGCATAACTGGTTTGTCTTCAACAATAGCAAGTTTAGAAACATGTTCCCATACAACATTATTAGGAAGTTTATAGCTACTTTCTTCGGCCATTTTATATACCTTTAATTTTATAAACTTTAAATACTTATTTATTAATTTAATTTAATTTTAATTAAATAAAATAAAATAAAATTAAATAAAATTAAATTAAATTAAATTAAATAAAATAAAATAAAAACTATAATAAATGTATGACAATTATGTCTGATTTTTCAGAATCTATAGTAACAAGTACTCTTAATAATCTAGAAACATATAAAGAAAATTTAACAGAAAATTTAGAAGATATATTAATTAAATATAATCAATTAATAAATGATTATATATCTTTGTATATAGATAATATAAAAATTGTAAATAAAAGTTATTATTATTATTTATTTATAAATGGAATAAAAACAATAAATAATGTTTTTTTAAATATTTTATTATATACAAAAAATTTAACAATTTCAACTTTTTTTGGACAAAAAAGTTATTATCTTTATATTGAATTTATCTCTCAAATTGATAATATAAATCATAGTTTTTTACAATTAAATGGTAAAGATGCATCTTTATTTGTATATAAAAAAACAATATATGAATTAGATAATAATATTATAAAAGATTATAAATGTAATAATAAAGAAAAATTTAATATAATAAGTCAATTTATAAATTTAGTATATAATTTATATTCAATAAATAATACAGAAAATAATATAGAAAATATTAAAGAAATTATTAATTATGATAAAATAAATATTAATAATATTTTACAACAAATAATAGATATACTATATATTAAAAATAAAAATAATATTAGAAATAAAAATATACTAATAATGGAATCAATTACTAAGTATATAGATTATTTAAAAATAGAATTAAAAAATGAAGATAAATTAAGTAATAAATTAGATATTTATGTAAGTATGTTTATTGAAAAATTAAAAATAACTAATATAACAAATAATATATTAAAAAATATTAATAGTTTTAATATAGAAGATATTAATAATAAAAATCCAAAAAAGTTTATTGATAATATTTTTATAAATTAATTAGCAGAAATAGTTTGATTAATAAAAGTTTTTTTAATTTTTTTGGTTTTAGAGAGTAGAGGAGTATCAATAATTTTAGTAGCAATATTTATAAATTCTTTTTTAAGAATTTCTTTAATAAAATTATAGATATAATTTAAAATTTCTTCAGTGCATTTTCCTACAATTAGAACACTACCAGTTCTAAATATCATAAATGATATTTTAATAATATTATTATTAATATTTTCAATTTGTTTACCTGTATTATTATTAGATGTAGTATCATAATAGAATTCACATTGAATTCCAGGATAAGAGCAAGGGTCATAACAACTATTAATATTATATGTATAACGTAAAATATTAAATAATTTCTCTCTATCAATATAAAATCCACAATTAAAATTTGAATTAATTAAAACAGTAGTTTCAGATTCTTTAATATAATTAATATTATTATTATTAGTTACATTTTTTAATATTGAAACTAATAAATTTAAACTTTTGTATAATAATTTATTATTTTGAATTCCAGGAATTTCTAATTTTCCAGTATTAAATACTTTAATATGTATTTCTTTAAAAATATTTTCATCTAAAATTCTTAATATAATAACAAAACAATTGTAAAAGGCTCCTTTTTTTTTTGATCTATAACTTAATATATCTTTTTTTGAAATACCAATACTTATTTTTCTGGTATCTTTAAATTTAATACGACCATTAGGGTTTTCAATATGTGTAATAATTTGTTCTTCAATAAAATTATCAGTTTTTAATTTATTTTGTAATAGTTCTAGTTCTTCACTATTAGTACAATTTATTTTAATTTGTTTTTTAATAATACCTTCTTTAGGTTCATGATAAAATAATACAGGTAATTGCCAAAATATATTATATAAGTCAATAGTAGTATTAATATAACTAATTATAGTTTTAGTAGATATATAAATATTAGATGGTTTAGGAACATTGTTTTTATCTATAAAAACTTTTTCTTTATTATCTTGAGAATTATTATTTATAAATTCTTCATCTTCATTATTATTATCTTTAGTATATTCTAAAAAAGATTCCCAGTCATCATTTAAATCTGCCATATTTAATTATTAATTAATTTCTTTAAATTAAATCTATTTCAATTATTTTCTTTTTATAAAATAAAATGGCTTCTCTCTTATCGAGTGTTAGTGATCCGGTAGAAATACCCAATACAAAAAATAAAAATAATAATGATAATCTATTATTTAGTAATGATGAAGCCTATATGGTAACATCACATATATTTGATCCATATCGTTCATCGCCTCCTAGTTCTTGGAATTTAAGATTAAAAAAAAGAATAGAATTATTTGAAAATAAACAACAAGAAAAAGAAAAAGAAAAAATTTTAATAAATTGTAAATAAATTATATTTTATAATAATAGATCTTTAAGTGAATAATATAGATAAGCCATATTATAGAAAATATTATTATCATTTTGATGAATAATTAATTCAATATCGTTTAAAAAATAACTATTTATTTTATAATTCTTTATTACAAATATTATAAAATTTTTAATTATATTTTTCATTTCTATAAAATAAATATTGCTAATTTTATGTAAATTTTTTTCAAAATCTTGTAAAGAAATATTATTTTTTATTTCTAAAATTAATGTTTCCCAAATGGTATTATTTAATATTTTTTTATTTTTAACAAAATTTTGTGTAGATTGAATATAATTTATCATACTTCTAATATCAGATTTATATAAATCTTGTATTTCTTCTAATTCACTATATGAAAAATTTAAATTTTCATTTTTATTAATATTAGACAAAAATTCTATAATATTTTCTTTAGGTAATTGATTAAATCTTAATCTCATAAATTGATTTTGTAAAGAATCATCTATTTTACTTATATAATTACAAATTAAACAAAATCTAACATTTGTATTATTAATTTCTAATAAATATTTTAATGCTTGTTGTGCATTTTTGGTCATATAATCAACTTCATCTAATATTATAAATTTTGTTCCATTATTAAATAAATTTTTTGAATTTACAAAATTATTAATATTATTTCTTATTATATCTATTCCTCGTTCATCAGATGCATTTAAATGTATCATTAAACCTTTATTTTTTTCATTATTTTTTTCTTGATATGTATTAATAAGATTAATTATAGTAGTTGTTTTACCAGTTCCAGGTGGTCCAAATAATAGCATATTAGGAAAATAATTTTCATCTAAAATATTTTTTAGAATAGTTTTATTTATTTTACTTAAAACTATATTATCAAATGTTGTCGGTCTATATTTTTCTACCCAAGGTATATAATTATTATTGGTATACATTTATATTATTAATTAAAATACTTTAAATAATTATTTAATTTAATTATAATTTAAAGTATTTTAATTAATAATATAAATAATAAAATGACAATATTTTTTTTATCTACATTATTATTTACAAATTTATATTATATAAATAATAATTTATTATTTATGCCTAGAAGAGATTTTCTAGTAAATAGTAATACATTATTTTATTTTAATCACTTTAAAGATAATAATAAAGATAATAATAAAGATAATAATATAGATTATTATGCTCATTGGTCAATATATGGATTAATACCACCACCTATAGAAAAAACAATTACATATGATAATTTATTAACTGAAATTAAAAATTTAAATATTATTAAATTACAACAAGCTCCTCAACATGATTGTATAATTGCAACTACAAATATAGGACATCGATGGTCGTGTTTAATAAAAGATAAAGATATAGAAAAGGTTAATAATGAAATTAGAGATATTAATAATAATTTAGAAATTTTTCCTATAGAAAAAAAATATGTATATATTAGAAAACTTTGGCAAACATGGTTGATTACATATAGTAGTTTATTTTTGTTATCTGAATTAGATATATTAGATATAGATTTAATAGGATATTCTTCTATTAATGAAAAAAATAATTTTAAAAAAAATGGTTTAAAAAGAAAAAGATTATTATCTTTTTTATTACCTAATAAAATTAAAAATTTAAATACAACAAAATAAATTTTATTTTATTTTAAATAATTTAAAATATTGAAATAAAATATTAAACAATTTTAAAAATAAAATGGTATCACAAGCATATTTAGAATTAATAGTAGGACCAATGTTTTCAGGTAAAACATCTTATTTAATTAATATATTTAATCTTTATAATCATAAAGAAAAAATTTTAGCTATTAATAATATTTTAGATACAAGATATAGTAATAACAATATTGTATCACATGATGGTAAAAATATTCCTTGTATTAATGTTGAAAATTTAGAATCTTTATTTTCAAATAAAGATTGTATAATTGATAATTATGATATTATTTTAATAAATGAAGCTCAATTTTTTAAAGATCTTTATTCTTTTGTATTAAAATTATTAGAAAAAAATAAAAAAATTTATATATCAGGTTTAGATGGTGATTTTAGACAAAATAAATTTGGATATATTATTGATTTAATTCCTTTATGTGATTCTATAATTAAGTTAAAAGCTAATTGTATGCATTGTAAAAAAAATAATTCTGCTATATTTTCACATAGAATTGTAAATAATAATAATGAACAAACTTTAATTGGGGCAAATGAAAGTTATATAGCAACATGTAGAGATTGTTATAATATTTTAACAAAATAAATATTATATATGTTAAAAATTTTAATATTTTTTACATATATATTTGGTACATTTTATATGCAACAATTGTAATAGCAGAAACTGCCATATAATCTAATATTTTTGATAAAGGAACAATTATTTTTTTACTAGTTAAAACTGCATTTTTTATTATTTGTGAATTTTCTGTTAAATTATTACCAACACTACTAATTAATGTAAGATCTTTTTGAGAACCTTTACGTCTTAAAGTTATACCCATATATATAATATAATATTTTATTTTTTTATTTTTTAAAATTTTTATATTTATTATATTTTTATATTTATTATATTATTATATTATATAATAATGAGAGACGTATTATCTGCTGGTGGAAAAGTTTACGCAGGTCAACCTTTAACTAGACCTGAAATATTAGGAGTATTTGTAGGTTTCATTTTATGGTTCTTTTTAATATTATTTTTTGGTGAATATTTATGGAATAATGTATTAGTTAAATTAATTCCTGGTGTTAAACCAGTTACAAGTGTTTGGCAAATTCTTGGATTATCTATTTTAATTGGAATTTTAAAATGTTAAATATATTTTAAAAACTATTTAAATTATTAAAAAGTATTTTAAAATATATGATTACTACTGAGAAAAAAAAACGCGGTCGTAAACCTAAAATTTTGAAAGAAGATAATATAGAAAATTTAAATAATACTATACAAGATAATAATAATAATAATAATAATATAATTATTGAAGTTGAAAGTGTTAAAATTCCAAAAAAAAGAGGAAGAAAACCAAAAGGTGGAAAAATAATAGAAAATACAAAACCAACAATATTTAGTCAAAATATTAAACAAAATATTATCTTACATTTAAAGTGTACATCTAATGATTTAACTTGTGATATTAATAAAACTAATTTAGATACATATATATTTAATGATTCTAAATATAATAATTTATCATTTCAATATATTAAAACTTATAATAATTTATTAAATAATACTAATATTAATAATAACACTAGTGATAATACTAGTGAGAACACAGATAATAATGATGATTCTTGTGATAATTTAAATAATAATGAAAATAATAAAGAAATTTATAAAAAATTACAAGAATTAACTTATCAATTACATACTAATAATGTTCCTGATAAAAAATCTGCTTGTTTTTGGTGTACATATGATTTTGATAATCCATCTATATTTATTCCTAAATATGAAATAAATAATTCATATTTTGTATATGGATGTTTTTGTTCATTAGAATGTGCATGTGCACATTTAATGGAAGAAAATATTGATCAAGCTACTAAATTTGAAAGATATACATTATTAAATTATATTTATGGTAAATTATATAATTATGAAAAAAATATTAAACCTGCACCAAACCCATATTATACTTTAGACAAATATTATGGTAATCTTTCTATACAAGAATACAGAAAGATTTTAAAAAGTGAAAGATTATTATTAGTTGTAGATAAACCATTATGTAGACAATTACCCGAATTACATGAAGATAATGATGATTTTTTACTTAATAATAAAATTGGTTCTGGAAATTCACGATATAAAATAAAAAAATCACAAAATATACTTAATAAAACTAGTATTATGCAAGAACAATTTAATTTAACATAATAATAAGTTTAATTAATTATTATAATAAGTTTATAATAATAAATGAATAATTGTTGTATATGTCTTTGTGTTTTTAATAATGAACAAGGATTACCTCATGTATTAAATAATATAAATATTAATATTTATTAAAGTATATTATTTGAAATATCATTTTTATAATTATTTAATCGTTCATTTAATTCTGCTTGATATCTTTGTTTTCTTGATGCTGAATCCATCATTGTTCTTATTTCTGTATATATTTGTTTTTGCACATTTATTGATTTTTTATCTTTATTTTCATTTTCGGAAACTCCTTCTTTCATATAATTTTTAATTACTAAATTAAAATTATATTTATTTTTCTCTAATTTTTCTTCTGCCTCTTCTCTAGTATATGTTGTTTGTCTAAGTACTAAATCTATTATATCATTTTTAATGTTTTTTTCTCGTTCCTTCATTAATTCTATATATTTTTCTTTTTTTTCCTCCATTTCTCTTTTATTTTTTTCCTCCATTTCTCTTTTATTTTTTTCCTCTTCAGTTTCTTCTGTTATATCTATAATTTTTTCTTCTAAATCCATATTATAGTATATTAATTTATTTTTTAAACTATATTAAACGAAAAATTTTATTTAATTATTATGGAGAATTATTCAGAGACAGATATAAATTTACTACTTCTAAATATTAATAAAGATATTAATAATGTATTAAATCAACGTCTAGTTCCTGTTATTGATCATTTAAAAATATCCTCTGAAAATTTAAAAATTATTACAAATATTTTACATTCTTTACCTGAATATAAAAAATTAGTTGAAGATTGTAAAATTTTAAAAGAAGAAAATAAAAGTTTAAAAAGTTTATTAGGTAATGCTAATTCTATTACAATAGATATTGTAGAAAAAAAAAATACTAAAATTTTAAATAATAGTTATATGAATTTAAATAATGAAAATAAAATTATTAATCCTCATCATGAAAATAATAATGAAGATAGTGATGAAGATAGTAATGAAGATAGCGATGAAGATAGTAATGAAGATAGTAATGAAGATAGTAATGAAGATAGTAATGAAGATAGTAATGAAGATAGTAATGAAGATAGTGATAATAATTCAACTTATAATGAAGTTAAAAAAATAAAAATAAATAATAATAGTGAAACTGATAATAAAAATAATGAAACTGATAATAAAAATAATTATGAAAGTGTTGTAAGTGATACTAAAAATAAACAAGAAGAATCAGAAGAAGATCATAAAAAAGATCTAGTGACAGAAGAAGAAGAAGAAGAAGAAGAAGAAGAAGAAGAAGAAGCAGAAGAAATACATATATATACAGATGGTGCTTCTAAAGGTAATCCAGGTGATGGTGGTTGGGGAGTTTTAATTATTGATGAAAGTGCGAACCCGACTAGAGAAAAATTATTTGGAGGTATGAAAAATGTTACTAATAATCAAATGGAACTTACCGCAACTATTAAAGCATTAGAATATTATAATGAAAAAAAAAATATTAAATTATATACAGATTCTAAATATGTAAAAGATGGCATTACAAGTTGGATTAATTCTTGGAAAAAAAATGAATGGAAAACTTCACAAAAAAAGCCTGTTAAAAATATTGATTTATGGCAAAAACTTGATGAATTAAACAAAAAACATAATATTACTTGGGAATGGGTTAAAGGACATAGTAATAATTTAAAAAATAATATTGCTGATTTTTTAGCAAATGAAGGAATTAAACAATTAAATATAAAAAAAGTACAAGAAATTAGATTTATGCATGGATTCGGTGGCCTACCATTTCATTGTGTGCCAGGCGAGGAAGAAATAGAAGAGCAAGAGTGGGTAAAGTATAAGGAGAAATTAGTAGAATCCATGCAAAAAGTATACGCTCTGTTTGAGACTGAAAAAGCAGAAGAAGAAGCAGAAGAAGAAGCGGAAGAAGAAGCGGAAGAAGAAGAAGCGGAAGAAGAAGCAGAAGAAGAAGAAGCGGAAGAAGAAGAAGAAGCAGAAGAAGAAGCGGAAAAAGAAAAGATAGAAAAGACAGAAAAGACTGAAGAAGAAGAGGAAGAAAAAGAGACAGAAAAAGAAGCGGAAGAAGAGGCAGAAGAAGAAGAAGAAGAAGAAGTTTTTGAAATTAAAATTAATAATAAATTATATTTTACAACAAGCGAAAAAAATGGAATAATTTATGAATATATAGAAGAAGAAGATGATATTGGAGATAAAGTAGGTTATTATAAAGATGGAAAATTATTTTGGTTAAAAGATAAAAATTAATATTAAATAAATTATTGATACATTATATATATGAATTTTACAAATTTATGTGGACCAGTAGTATTATATCTAGGTTTTTCATTAATTCAAATAATAATAGATATTTTTAGACAACATTTTAATGTAGCTTTATTAAAATTTATAGTTATGATTGTATTTGGAACAGTATTAAATATTCTCTGTTCTAAAAATTTAACATTAGTTGCATGGTTATTAGTATTTATTCCATTTATATTTATGACAGTAATAACAACATTATTATTAATAGCTTTTGGTTTAGATCCACAAGGAAATTTAATTGATATATCAAATAATAATTTAGTAAATCCTACTAATAATTTAGATACATTACCATGTAATGAAATATATTCTGAAAATTTATGTTTAAATAATAAATGTGAATGGGTTCAAATGGAAGGTGAACCAACATCAGGAATATGTAAATTTAGTAATAAATTTGGTAAAAGGATAGGAAGAGAAATTGGTAATGAAATAGCATATTCTCTTATTAATAATCAAAATATAGGAGGTGATCCAGCAACATGGGGTCCTCCACAAACAAATAACCAAAATATAGGAGGTGATCCAGCAACATGGGGTCCTCCACAAACAAATAATCAAAATATAGGAGGTGATCCAGCAACATGGGGTCCACCACAGACAAATAATCAAAATAAAAATATAAAAATAGCACCATCTTATATTAAAGATAATATGGGTGAAAATTATAAAAATTAAAATTTATTATTTAAATATTATTTAAAATATAATTTAGATAATATTTATTAAAATAAATATATGAATTTACAAATAATAGAAGTATTTAAAATAATTACAATATTAAGTATATGGAAATTTTTTAAAAAATTAAATACACTAAAAAATATAAATTTTATAATAATAAACTATTTAAAAATAGTTAATTTTATAAAAAAATATAAAAAAGTTAGTGATAATAATTTTAATAATTTTAATAATAAAAAATTAATTTTTATAAAAGATGGAGAAGAAATAGTAATATATGATTTATTAGAAAATAAATTAGAAAAAAATATAATTAATGAAAATATATTAGATATAAATAAAGTAAAAAGTGATTTTGTAATATTAAAAGATAATAATAATATAGTAAGATATGAAAATTTTCAAGAATATTTAAAAAAAAAAAATTATAATATTAGTAATAAGTTATTTTTATCATTAAAAATATTAATTGATAAAAAAAAATATATAATAAATTTAGATAGTCCAAATTATTATGTAGAAAATAATTTATTATTTGATAATGATTTTATAAAATGGTATTGTAAAATAAATTATAATATATATATTGATCAATGTAGTGATTATTATATAATAATATTGGATAATAATGTCAAAGAATATAAATTAAATAAATTTAATTCTATAAAAATATTAAATAATAATTTTAAAATAATTAATAATACAAATTTAATAAATAAATATATTAAATGATATAAATAATATTAAAATTATATTATAATATGGAGGTTGAAGAAAAAATGAGTGATTATAAATTAAATACAGAATGGTGTTTATGGGCTCATTTACCACATGATACGGACTGGAGTTTATCAAGTTATAAATTATTATATACATTTAGTAATGTAGATGAAACAATAGATTTATTAAAAAATTTACCGGAAAAATGTATAAAGAACTGTATGCTTTTTATAATGCGTAAAGATATTTCACCAATATGGGAAGATAAATTAAATAGAGATGGTGGATGTTTTTCATTTAAAGTAACAAATAAAGTAATAAAAGAAACTTGGGAAAATTTAACATATGCATTAGTAGGAGAAACAATATTTACTAATAATATAAATAATTCTATAGTAAATGGAATAACAATATCACCAAAAAAAAATTTTTGCATTATAAAAATCTGGTTAAATACATGTGAAAATCAAGATTCAAAATATTTAAATAAAAATTTAGATATATTAAGTGAAACATGTATATTTAAAAAACATATAATAGATAATTAAAATATAATAAAATATTATAGATGAATTTATTAAGAAATTTATTAATTAATAGATCAGATATATTTTATTTATTATTTCCATTAATAATAAGTTATATAGTAGTTATATTTTGTCCTATGAAAAAAGATAGTGGAAAAAAAGTAAGTTTTAGACCTCCAAGTTATGTATTTGGAATAATTTGGCCAATATTATATTTAATGATAGGTTATGCTTGGATAAATGCAAAAGAACATTCAGTATGGTATTTATCATTATCATTATCATTAGCAATATGGTTAATAGTATATTCATGTCAAAATAATAAATTAGGTGCAATAGGAATTAACTTAATTTCAATATTATTAGTATTAATTTGTTATACATTATCAAATAAATTATCTAAATTATTGTTATTACCTTTATTGGTATGGTTAGGTTTTGCTTTGTTGTTAAGTGTTTTTGATATATCAGAATTTCAGAAATAATTATATGTGTAATAACAGGGGATATCCACCATAGTTTTCCAAAATAATTTTCTAATAATAAATGATAATTATTATTGAGAGAGAAATTAATAAAAAAAGTAGTAAATAATGAAAGAATTATTTTATTTAAAAATAATTTGGGATTATAATAGTAGGAACGAATATAATGTAAAGGTGTATGATAAAAAGAAAGATATATTTTAGATATAATAGGAATTTTTAACCATACAATATGCATAAAAAATGATTTAAATAAAGACATATCTCTTTTCATATGTATAATAGATGAAATAAGTAATAACCCTTTACGGAAACAAATAGGAATAAATTTAATAGTTAAAAATCCTATAGAATGAGATATTAAAGTAAGTTTAGGAGAATCTATTAAATCAGTAGAACCATGACTTAATGAAGGTAATAAAAGAGGATATTTCATATATAAAATTAAGTTATAAATAATTAAAAATTTTATAACTTAATAAATAGATAAAAAAAATAATAAATTAAGTAGCTGGTAATGGAGCTAAACAAAGTTTAATTTCACCGAGTGAAGCAACATTATATTTAACAACTAATGGTAAATTATTTTCAAGATACATTTCAATTTGATTACAAAGATTAGTACATTTAATAAAATAACTTAAATTTTTAAGAGAAAATTCTCCTTGAATAATTTTACTATTATCTTGTTTTTGTATAAATTCCATATTACCATCAGATTCAGTTCTTCTAATTTCAGCTTCAGCAAATTGACCTCTACATTTAAATATTAATTCACTGCCAACAGATTTAATTTCTAATTTATCAGAAATACAAGATAGATCACGTATAATTTTTTGAAAATCACTTGAAGGCATATTAAGAACAGAAGAAAATACAACATCAGGAACTTCAAGTTCATCTTGATCAGGTTCAATTAAACGTAATTTTTGAACTTTACATTGTTTAATATCACCATTCTCAAATTTTAAACCAAGATGATGAACAATACCATCAGAATAATCTGAATCTTCAATATACATAGTTAAAGTATCATCATTATCAATAGTATTAATGAGTTTAAATAAATGAAACATATTAACACCAATTACAATTTTTTCTAATGAACAATCATATAATTCAAAATTTTGTGCTCCTAAAAATAGATGAGCTAAAATTGTATGTGATTTATCCATATTAATAATTCTAATACCATCTTTTTGAAATGTAATATTAGTTTCAAGTAAAATATCTTTTAATGCAGTCATTAATGTTCTAAAAGGAGCAATTTGAACAGTTTGAATAGTTAAAACATTTTTATTATTTGACATATATAGATCAAATATTAAGAAAAATCTTTAAATACTTATTATTTAAATAATCTATCAGTTTTTATATACTAAATTAATTATAAATATGTAAAATAATAAAATAAAGAGAGTAATTTTTGAAACATTACCAAAAACAAAAGTATTAGATATATTTATAGAAAAATAAGAAATTAAAACAGGTAATAAAAATAATATATGGACAAATATTCCAGATATATAATATGGATCTTTATATAAAAGATTATACCATTTAATAATAAAACCTATAATAACAATAATATTAATTAAGACACTATTATAAAAAGTTTCTAATGTTGGATTATAAAAATAATATGCATTATATAAAAATGCAATATAGGATAAAAAAAACATACGTCTAAATATATCAGTAAAACTATTTGCTATTAATAATTTATCTTTATTAATTAATCTTCTTATAAAATGCGGTCCTAGTATAACATATAAAAAGTATAATATTACATAAATATATACAAATATATTCATTATATTATTTTAAAAGAATATAAAGTTATAAAAAAAATAATATAACTAAAATGGATAAAGAAATTTTGTTTTCTAATAAATTAAGTAGAGAGAAAATAGAAAATATTATAAATAATCTAGAAAATAATTATAAAGATAATCCTTATATATTAGAAAAACTTAATACATATATTAATCAAAATTTAAACCAACATTTAGAACAATTCTGTATTAAAGAAAATAAAAAATATATTAATTTACTAGAAACAATAAATCAAAGAGAAGAAAAAAAGATAGAAAGTATTACAAACCAACAACTATTTATAAATAAATTTTTACAGAAAAATACATATTTTTACATTAATAATACAGATATATTTATTTATTATGATAATGTTGAATTTAAAACAAAAAAAGAAGATGATATTTTACATGATATTTTAAGAAATATCTCTCTCGATAAAAATTTATTATTATGGAAACATAAAATAAAATTTGCTACTATAAAAAAATTAAAAGAGCAAACTATATTTAAAGTTATTCCAAATTCTATAACAATACAAGAATGTTTAAATATTTTAGTTCCAGAAATTTTTTTATTAAAAGAAGAAGCAAAATATTTTTTAACAGCAATAGGCGATTGTATTTTAAAAAAAAATGAAAATTTTATTTATCTATTAAACCATAATTTTAAAAATTTATTTAAATTATTATCAGATCAATGTTATTATTATTTTGGTATTAATTTAAATAATAATTTTAAATACAAATATCATGAACAAGTTAATCATAATAATTATAGATTAATAACACATAAAAAAGATAATATTAATTTAAATATAATTAATAAAAATATATTAAATATATTATGTATCTCTCTACATTATTCTAATAGATTTGTAAATGCTGAAGAATTTATAAAAAATTTAGAAAATGATGATTTAAATAAATATAGTCTATATCTTAAAAATAATTCAGTTGATCTAATAGTAGATAATTTTATAAATAAATCATTAAAACCATGTAGTAATACAAACATTACTTCAAAAAATATGTTATATTTATGGAAACTTTATCTTGAAGAAAATAATCTTCCTACATTAATTTTTCAAAATACTCTTAAAGGTATACTTAAAACAAAACTAAATTATAATAATGATGATGATATTTTTATTGATATATTTAGTTCATCATTACCACAAGTAAGTATTTTTTTAGAATTTTGGGAAAATACAATTATTGAAGAAGAAGATGAATTAGGCCTAGAATTATCAGAATTAAATATATTATTTAAAATATGGAATAAAAATCAAATTAATATTAAATATTCATTGATATTAGATATAATTAAATATTATTATCCAGATATTATTATTGAAAATGATAAATATATTTTAAATATTCGTTGCAATTTATGGAATAAAAAAGAAGATATTAATAAATTTTTAGATGATATTAAATATGATTTATCAAAAAAAAATCAAATTTATCCAATTGCTATAGATTATCTATATGATATATATTGTACTATTTCCAAAAAAAATATATGCACAACTGATAAACAATATTTTTCAAAATATATATCTGAATTATTAAATAACTATATAGATGAAGATAATTTAATTCAATCTAATTGGTGGATTAATAATTAAAATTTTACTTTCTTTTTACTTTTTCTCTGTTTTTTACTTTTTCTCTGTTTTTTACTTTTTCTCTGTTTTTTACTTTTTCTCTGTTTTTTACCCTTTTTCTCCTTTTTTTTATTTTTAATACTTATTTTCTCTCTTTTAATTTTTTTTGTTTTATATTTTTTTCCCCCCATTTGTGGAGTTTGTGGTAAATTTTGTTGTTCAATAACAGCTGGTTTAAAATTTCCTTTTTGAGGCCATAAACTACCTGCAGAATTATTACTCCATGTAAAATTATTTGCTCCTTTTTTAATAAAATCAATAGCTTCTTGACATGTAGGTTGATTATTATTTTCACCAGCTCTACTAATAGCAATATCTATAATATCACTATCTGCTTTTGTATTTTCTTGTATACATTTATATAAATTAGGATCAATTGTATCCCATACCTTTTTAGTATTATTTTCGTTTGTTCCTCCTATAAATTTTTTTTTTGTAAATTTACTTTTCATCTATATACTTAATATATAAATTAAAATATTAAGTATAGTAAATATTATTTAAATTATAAAAGTAACTATTATTTACGAGAATACTCGCTTATTTTTTTTAGTTCTATGTTTTTTAGGTGTTTTTTTAACATATCCAAATTTACCTTTTTGTGTAAAATAACCATGTTTTTCCAATCGTTTTTCTTTTTTTGCTGTAAAATGTTTTCTTTTAGAAACTATTTTTCCACGTTTAGTCATCATTAAATCATCTTTAACTAAATCACCTTTAGTTTTATACGCAGTACCATGCCAAACTTGGGCTCTTGAACCAATTAATTTATCATAAACATGTCCTTTGACATGATATTTGCCATCACTACTTTTCATAATTTTTTTCATTATAAAATATAAATAGAAAAAATTTTACTAAATGTATAAATTTATCTATTAATAAAATTAGGATTAATATTTCCAGTATTTAATTTACATAAAGGTCTATTTCCACAATTATTATATTCTCCACAATTATTAGTTCTTGAAATTGTAACTACTTTAGTTCGTCTTGCAAAAATAGCATTTTGTAACATATTACTCTGTATTCTATTATTAGTCAATGCAGAACCCATTGTATCCATATATTTATATCGTAAAGGAATTCCAGCTATAGGTTGTTGATTCATTGGTCTTCCAGGTCTAATCCAATTACATCTAAATGTATATTGGCCTTGACAATTTAAATTAGAAAAATTATTTTTTCTTGGAATCCAAGATACATTTGATCCTGAATTTACAAAAGGAACAACTGAAATTACATTATTACTACAACTACAAGAAATTGAACCACCAGGTTTATAAGGTCCTCCATCCCAAATTTGTCTAATATATACACTATATAATGTATTAAATTTAATAGTTCCATATTCTTGAGGTAAAATTTTTATTTCACGTTTTTGAGGTATAGAACTACATATACATGAAGGATTTTGTCCTATATTACAATATGCTTTAGTAATATTAATAGATGGTGGATTTAAAGAAGATGGAGGAGAACCAGTTCCATTATATGGTCCTATATCTGTTGAATATGGAACAGATTGAGAAAGATAAAAATTTATTGTAGCAGAAACAGGAGTAGTCCAATTAATTGTTCCAGATGTAACACCATTAAATAAATCTAATAATATATCATCTTCTCCTACATATTTTGTAGTTCCTGGAACAATACTACCTTGTGAAAATAAAGATATCTTTAAATTTTTACCTAATTTATTAGTAGGAGTATATACTATAGAATCCGGATTTCCATTACCAGGAATTGAACTTTGATTATTATCTTGACCAGTTCCAGCTTGTTGATTAGATTGCATTTGAAATTGTCCTCCACCAATACCACCACCATTCCATTCAATTAAAAAAGAATAATTAGAAGGAATTGCATTATTATTAGTAATAAAATAAAATCTTGTTAAATAACTCTGTGCATCAGTAAATGTTATTAAATAATTACAAATTTTATATGGTAAAGGATTAAAAGCATCATTCCAATTAATTATAATATCATCACCATTTTGAAATTCACTACCAATAGTAGGAGAAATATTTATATTTGTAATAGGATTAGGTATATTAGACATATTAATAATTTTATAATATATTATAACATTATTATATTATAAAATTGAATATATTTAAAAATAAATAAATAAATAAAATAAAATACATGAAAAGTGAAAAGGATTTATCTAAACAATATCAAAAAAAAAGTGATAAACAACATGTTTTAGATAATCCAGATACATATATTGGATCAATTGAACAAGTAGATACAATACAATATATATATAATGATGAAGATAATAAAATAAATTTAAAAGATATAAATTTGATACCAGGACTATATAAATTATTTGATGAAGGAATTGTAAATTGTAGAGATCATTATGTAAGAATGAAAAAAGATGAAAATTTAAATCAAGTAACATCAATTTCAGTTGATATTAAAGATAATATAATAACATTAACAAATGATGGAGAAGGCATTGATGTAGTAGAACATCCAGAATATAAAATTTGGATTCCAGAATTAATTTTTGGACATTTAAGAACATCAACAAATTATGATAAATCAGAAAAAAAAATTACAGGAGGAAAAAATGGATTTGGTTTTAAATTAGTATTAATTTGGTCAACTTGGGGTAAAATTGAAACAATAGATAGTAATAGAGGACTAAAATATATTCAAGAATTTACTAATAATTTAGATGAAATTAAAAAACCAATAATTACTAAATGTAAAGCAAAATCTTATACAAAAGTATCATTTAAACCAGATTATAAAAGATTAGGAATAGAAGGATTAAGTGAAGATATGATTGCATTATTTAAACGTAGAGTTTGTGATATAGCAGCAGTAACAGATGAAAGTGTAAAAATTAAATATGATAATAAACAAATACCAATAAAGAATTTTGAACAATATTTAAATTTATATATAGGAACAAAGAGTAATTGTTCAAGAATTTATGAAAAGGCAAATGATAGATGGGAATATGCAGTATGTTTAACACCAAATGATGAATTTGTGCAAGTATCCTTTGTAAATGGTATAAATACAAGTAAAGGAGGAAAACATGTAGAATATATTTTAAATCAAATAGTTAAAAAATTAGTTGATTATATTAAAGAAAAGAAAAAGATAGAGGTAAAACCAATGACAATTAAAGAACAATTAATGTTATTTATAAGATGTGATATTGAAAATCCATCATTTGATAGTCAAACAAAAGACTTTATGAATACACCAATATCTAATTTTGGATCAACATGTAAAGTAAGTGATAAATTTATTGAAAATGTAGCAAAATTAGGTGTAATGAATACAGCCTGTTCATTAACAGAAATTAAAGATAATAAACAAGCTAAAAAAACTGATGGAACAAAAGTAAAAAATTTAAGACATATTACAAAATTAGTAGATGCAAATTATGCAGGAACAGAAAAATCAAATAAATGTACAATTATATTTTGTGAAGGAGATTCAGCAAAGGCAGGAATTATTTCAGGTTTATCAAAAGAAGATAGAGAATATATAGGTGTATATCCAATGAAAGGTAAATTATTTAATGTTAGAGGTGAAACAATTACTAAAATTTCAGAAAATAAAGAAATATATGAAATTAAACAAATTTTAGGATTAGAAATTGGTGTAGAATATACACGTGAATTAATAGATAAAAAATTAAGATATGGTAAAATTATATTTATGACAGATCAAGATTTAGATGGAAGTCATATTAAAGGATTAGGAATTAATTTATTTGATGCTCAATGGCCATCATTAATAAAAATAGAAAATTTTATTGGTTTTATGAATACACCAATTTTAAAAGCAAGAAAAAAGGATAAAGAATTATTATTTTATAATGATGGCGAATATATAAAATGGAAAGATGAAAATGATAATAAAGGATGGAAAATTAAATATTACAAAGGTTTAGGAACGAGTACAGCAAAAGAATTTAAGGAATATTTTCAACATAAAAAAGAAGTAATGTTTACAAAAACAGAAGCGATTGAAGATAATGATAATGATGATTTAATTGATATGATATTTAATAAAAAAAGAAGTAATGATAGAAAAGATTGGTTAGGTAAATATGATAGAAATAATTATTTAGATACAAATAGTAATTCAGTAACATATAGAGATTTTATTAATAAAGAATTAATTCATTTTTCAAAATATGATTGTGATAGATCAATTCCATCATTAATGGATGGACTTAAAATAAGTTTAAGAAAAATTTTATATGCAGCTTTTAAAAGAAATTTAAAAGATGAAATTAAAGTAGCACAATTAAGTGGTTATGTATCTGAAAATTCAGGATATCATCATGGTGAAGCTAGTTTAAATGGTGCAATTATTAATATGGCACAAACATATGTAGGATCAAATAATATAAATTTATTACATCCTTCTGGTCAATTTGGCACAAGATTACATGGTGGAAAAGATTCAGCTTCAGAAAGATATATATTTACATTATTAGAGAAATTAACACGAGATATTTTTAAAATAGAAGATGATAATATTTTAAATTATTTAGAAGATGATGGTCAAAAAGTAGAACCATTATATTATGCACCAATTATTCCAATGATATTAGTTAATGGAACAAAAGGTATTGGAACAGGTTTTAGTACAGATATTATGCCTTATAATCCAATTGAAATAATAGAATATTTAGAAAATAAAATTACTAATAAAGAATGTAAAAATCTTGATCCATATTTTGAAGGTTTTACAGGAAAAATTATTAAAATAGATAAAAATAAATTTTTAATTAAAGGAAATTATACTATTACAAAAAATATAGTACATATTACAGAATTACCAATTGGTATATGGACACAAGATTATATTGATTATTTAGCAACATTATTAGATAATAAGAAAAAAACTGATAAAAAAACAAATCAAATTAATTATATATCAGATTTTAAAGATTTAAGTAATGATACATTAGTAGATATTCAAATCCATTTTTATCCAAATAAAATTCAAGAATTACTATCACAAACAATAGATGAAAATACAAATGGTTTAGAAAAACTATTAAAATTATATAATTTTCATACTACTACAAATATGCATTTATTTGATTTTAATGATAAATTAAAAAAATATAATAGTATTCAAGAAATTATTGAAGATTATTATATTAAAAGATTAGAATTGTATAATATTAGAAAAACCCAACAACTAGATAATTTAATGTTAGAATTAAAAATATTATCAAATAAAGCAAAATTTATTCAAGAAACATTAAATGATACAATTGATTTAAGAAAAAAGAAAGAAGAAGAAATTAATCTATTATTATCTAATAAAAAATATGATAAGATAGATGATAAATATGATTATTTAACTAAATTACCAATGGATAGTGTTAGCAGTGAAAAAGTATCAAAATTATTAAAAGATAAAGAATTAAAAGAAAAAGAAGTAAATATTCTTACTAATAAATCAATAGAAAATATTTGGTTAGAAGATCTAAACCATCTAAAAGAAAATTATGTAAAGTATAAAGAATATAGAATTGAATTACAAAATGGTAATAATAAAGATAAAATTACTAAATCTAAATTAAAATTAAAATTAAATAAATAAATATTTAGCATTTAAAACCATCGTTTAAATTCAATTGTTTTATCATCAACATTAGAAAAAACAGGTCTATCCATCGGAGTATACATATTAGTAATATCATGCATATATTTAGCATAACTTTCTAATGAAGATAAAATTTGAGGAATAGAATATTGTAAAACTAATTTATTTAATGATTCAACTTGTTCAGGAATATTAGTTAATAAATTTTTTGCATTTTCTAAATAAATAGCTCGCATAATAATTTTTAATTCATCTTGATCCTGTGTTCCTATATTAAATCTATTTTTTGATTTTTCTCTTACGCCATCAATAATAGAATTATTTAAAATACGTATATTTTCTGTTGAAAAAAATTGACAAGATAATTCATTTTCTTTCCAATTACCTGTTAATGCTTCTCTAAATGAAGTATTTTTTTGTTCTATTTTATCATATAATTTAAATTGATCTTGTGTATTAAGAGATGGTATATAGACTCTACCATTGCCAGACATTATATTTACTCTTAAGAAAAAAAATATAATTATTTATATATATAAATGTCTTTTAATACTTTAGTACTACAAATTGCTACAATTATTTTAATAATATGTTTAGTAATGATTGGTTGGGGTATATATAATTCGGTTCATGGTAAAAATGCTAACTTTCCTCCTGTAATAGCAGATTGTCCTGATTTTTGGACAATGACTAGTGAATTAAATTCTGAAAACAAAAAAGTTACTTATTGTAATAATAATTTAAAAATGGGAAAAGGTGCTGCTATTAGTGGAAATCCAAAATGTAATAGTTTTCAATCAGAACAAGTAAGTACAAATTGTGAAAAATTAGCATTATCTAATATTTGTGATATTACATGGGATGGTATTACCGGAAATTCTGTAATAAGAAATAATTGTAATAATAATAATAATAATAATAATTAAATATAATTAAATTAAATACTATATATATAAAATAATGAATCTTATATATATAAATTTATTACCAGATGAAATTATTAATATAATATGGAATAATTATGTAGATCCAATATCTAAAGTATGGGTTAATAAAAAATATTATAAAAAATATCACTTTTTAATTTTAAAAAAAATTAAACAATATGATAATTTTATTAGAGATATAATTAGATTAGATTATACTTTTGTAGCACAATACATTATAGATGATAATATAATAAGTTGGTCAAAACCAAAAATTATAAAATATCAAAATATAATTTTTCAAAATTATTTAAATTATATTAATCATATAATTAATAAATATAATAGTGGAAAGACTAAAAATTTATTAAAAGATAAATTAAAATATTTAAAATGCGAAAAAATATGGCAATCAAATTCAATTAATATTGAAAATAGATGGAATGGAATATAAGATAAAAACATATAAAAAATATGTATTTTATAATATATGAATCATCTTGATATCAATCAAATATTAGATAGAACTTATATTAAAGATAAAATAATTAATATATTAAAAAATTTTAATAATAATAAAAATAATTTCTCTCTTAAAAGAGGAATATATATATATGGTGGAGCAGGTATTGGTAAAACAAGATTTATTAATGATATCTTAAAAGAATTGGATTATGATATAGTCAAATATGATGCTGGTGATATAAGAAATAAATCAGTAATAGAAACTATTGCATATCAAAATATGGCAGATAAAAGTATTTTAAGTCTTTTTAATAAAAAACAAAAATCAATAGCAATAATAATGGATGAAATAGATGGTATGAATAGTGGAGATAAAGGTGGTATTAATTCACTTATTAAACTTATTAGACCAAAAAAGACAAAAAAACAAAAATTAGAAGAAATTTCATATAATCCAATAATTTGTATAAGTAATTATCATATTGATAAAAAAATTAATGAATTAATGAAAGTATGTGATAGTTTTGAAATACCTACACCAAATGATGAACAAATTAGTAAATTAATTAATTTACTATTACCTAATATAAGTAAAAATAAATTATTATTTAACAATATAATAAAATATATTCAAGGTGATCTTAGAAAATTAGAATCTATTGTTAATATATATAATAATAAAAATAATATTATTAAACCAGAAATATTAGACAATATTTTTTCACTTAAATCTTTAAATGAAGATGCTAAAGAAATTACAAAAAATTTACTTATTAATAAATATAATTTTAATGATCATAATACTCTAATGAATGAAACAGATAGGACTATAGTTGGTTTATTATTTCATGAAAATATAATAGATCACCTTTCAGCAAAATCAAATAAAGATAATATTAATTTATATATTAAAATATTAGAAAATATATGTTTTTCTGATTATATAGATAGAATAACATTTCAAAAACAAATTTGGCAATTTAATGAAATGAGTTCATTATTAAAAATATTTTATAATAATAAAATATTTCATGAAACATCAATTAATAAACCTAATAAAATTAATGAAATTAGATTTACTAAAATATTAACTAAATATAGCACAGAATATAATAATCAATTATTTATTCAAACACTATGTCAAGAATTAAATTTAGATATAAAAGATATGTTTGCTTTTTTTATTGAATTAAAAAAAAATAATACCGAAGAAGAGTGTTATAATTTATTACAAAGTTATGATATAACAAAATTAGATATTAATAGAATTATTAGATATATTGAAAGATATAATCAAAATGATATTAAATTATCTAAAAATATTTATAATGATTTTGATAATGAAGAAATTAATAATATATATGAATAAATTATATTGCACTATTACTTTCTGTTTCTATAACTACATCTGTTAATAATTTAGGTTTTTCTTTCTTTGCATCTGGTCTTTCAATATAAATTACAAATTTATCTTCAGCAATATCTGGAATACTTTGTTCTGAATTTTTAAATGTTGATTTAAATAATTTTATAGAATCTCCACTTAATGGAGGTGATTCCATTTGTAAACGTTCATATTCTTTTAATGCAAATGCCGATAAAACATCAGAAGGATCACGATCCTCTCTACTCATACCCATTTGTAATGTCATATATCTATAAAATGAACCAAATTGTTTAGATATACTAGCGTGGTCTGCAGCTTTTTCTTCAGCATTATAAAATTTTTTAAATGATTGTATTAAAGCAGAAATTAAACCAACACCTCCTACTCCAAATAATATACCATTTTTTGTTTGTTCATCATCTATACTTGTTGCTACTAGTGATAATGTTGAAGCAACACTAGTAATAACTATACTAGAAATAGATAAATTATTTGCAAATTTTTTCCATTCACCACCTGTCTTTGCATGCATAAATCTTAATCCTGCAGCTTTTTCACCCCATCCAGATAATAAATCTTCCATATTATTTGACCATGATGCAGCATTTACTTTTTTTCTAAGGTCTCCTAATTTAGCAGCAGCTAAAGCTTCTTGAGCACCATCATTTAACTCTAAATTTGTATCCATTATAATATAATATAATATAATATTTTAACGCAAAAAAAAATTTAAAAAATTTATAAAAATTTAAATTATAAAATTAATTTATCTAAAAATTAATTTGATCTTTTTTAATATTTTTATGTCGCATCCATTCTTCACGATTATCATAATATAATTTATTTGTTGATGGATTATAACATCCTTGAGGTAATTTATACCCATTGTTATTATATTTTCCTGTACTATCTAGAACACGAAAATAATTTACTTCTTCTTTACTACCAACTAGATCATCATATGCAATTCCTGTCACTGCATTTAAAATTCTCATACCATTAATATTTGATGGATAATAACTACGCGCACCATATGTAAGAGTATCAATATTTTTGCTAGTCATTTTTAATTTTAATAATATATTTATTTTAAAATCAATTTTTTTTAAAATTGAAAATTAAAATAAATATAATTTATATTTATAAATGCCACATAAAGATATTAATTGTAATGAACGTCGCAGAGGAAAAGACAAACAACATGAACGTTATATTAGAAATAATGGATATTCTTCTAAACATATTAGAATTAAAGAGCAAAATTTAGATAAACAAAAATTAAAAAAAAAATAAATTTATATTAAATCTTCACTTTTATTTGTGTAATAATCTAAAAGTTTATTTTTTATTTGTAATTCTTTAGTTAAACGATCTATTTCATTTTGTTGTTGTTGTAAAACATTTACTATTTGTTCATTTGTTAATACAATATCCTCTCCATTTTTATTTATACATATTTGACAATTATTTTTATTTTCTTCAATAATCTTTTTTCTTTGTTCTTTTAATGTTTTTATTTGTTCTAATACATCAGGTTTATTACATGGTTCACCAGGAGAATATTCTTTTAACATATTATGCATTTCATTATGATAAAAATTTTTTAATTCTGCATCTTTAATAAAATTATCAATAGTTCTTGTTGATTCTTTACAATATTTTTCATCTTTATTTTCTAATAATGTTTTTTTATCAAATGTATTATGTTCATGAGAAAATACAAGAATTACTTTTAATGGATCTAACTGGACAAATGGAATTGTATAATTATTTAAAAATGCTTTTTCTTCTGCTAATGCTGCATGATCATTATATCTTGTATTATTTAAAAGTTTTTTTTTAAATGCAAATGTTCCTGCTGTTGCATGACGCTCTCCATATGGACCAAATTGATACATTTTTTCAATATGCTTAAAATATATATATATTTCACTACTACCAGCACATAATGCTGATGGATGTGTTTCTAACATATTAACAGCATGAGATACACGTTGCGGAGGATAAAAATCATCATCATCCATATAAACAATATATTCTCCATTACATTTTTCATGCATTAAATTTCTTTTTTTTCCAAGAGAGATTTTCTCATTTAATGCAAAATATTTTACTTGAGGAATATCTTTAACTAAATCTTCTATTTTATCTGTTCCATCATCAACAATTATCCATTCTATTTTATCTTTTGGATAATCTTGAGATTCAAAACATTTTATTAAATATGGAATAAATGGTCTACGATTAAAAGTTGGTGTACAAACACTAACAAGTGGAAATATTTTAGATGTTTTATTTTTATTTTTTTTTCCCATATTAATAATTAATTAATTTGTTTTTATATATTCTTATCTTTTAATTAAAAATTGAAATACTTTTAATATTATCTTTAATTAACGCGCAAAATTTTGATTAGTTATTTATGAATTATTGGGATATTCTTCCAAATGATATTAAACTCTATATTTTTAAATTAAATGCTATTAAAATTATTAAAAATAATTGGAGAAGACATCCTGCTATTAGATCTATATATATAGCTAAGGCTACATTAGAAAGATGTGGACCAGCAGATTTAACTATTAATATAGATCAATCAAATATTACATGGGCATTAAAATATATTATTAAACATTCAAAATATAGCGATTTAGCATTTTGGAATCAATATTGTTATTATTTAATAGATGTTTTATCTACATTTATCTATTTTGATTATAGATGTATTATTGAAAATACATTTTTAGATAATGAAAGATATATTTATATGTTAGTTAATAAATATTACAAAAAAATACTTAATACAAATAGTGATTTAATATCTAATGATTTAATATCTAATCATCTTAATAATTTTAATGATCTTAATAATTTTAATGATCTTAATAATTTTAATGATCTTAATTTTATTTTAAATAGATTAGATACAATATCAAATATTTTAGAGAAAAATAAAATATTTGAATTTCAAAAATGTTTACCTTGGATATTATAAATATTTATTTATTATGTTTTTGGCATTAAATTTTTTATGTTTTGTAATATTTTAATTAATACTAAAATACCCCAAGCCCCCCACATCGTATTTATTATAGTTGAATCTAAAGTATTTTTTTCTTGAGCAGTTAATGTTATAACTGCTGTTATAAATAAAGCTATTATATCTTTATTACAATAAAGTATATTTAAAATTGATTGTGGAGATAAAAACATTGGATAAATTGTACTTATAATTGTACCAATCCAAACTATTGTTGAACTTGCTAAACCTGCCGCTAATAAAAATCCTCCTGCATAAACAAAAATACTAAAACAAATTAAAGCTAAAAGGCCCCACCAAAGTGTTCCCCAAAAATCACCATTTTGATTTTTTAATTCACTCGCTGATCCAATCGTAAAATATAAAAATGGCGCTTGAACAAATATAAATAAAAATAATTGAATCCAAATACTTGGACCACATCTACTATTATCTGTTTCATTTGCAGGAGTTCCTTTACATCGAAATACGTCTTGTCCTGTAGGAAACCAAACAAATAACCATGTTCCAAATGTAACAAATACTAATATAATACCTACTAATAATGCTAATCCATATATAATTGTCGGCAATATAGGAACTAAAGAACTTGTAGTTCCAGCTAAAGGTATTGATAAAAATAAAAGAAAATCTGGTATATATCTAAAAAAATGTAATCCTAAAAATGATTTCATTATCCATCTTGCAACATATGTTTGATTTAAAACTATATTTGCAAATTTAAATTTTTGAAAATAATTTAACCAATTACTTTTATCTGGATCTTCCATTAACCAATCATATGGCCAATGAACTTCTCCAACATTATCTTTTAATGCCGCAAATAATTCACCAAATTTTTCTGTATAGTCATTCCCTTGATATGCACAATCAGTTGCCGGTGGAATATATAATTTACTTTGACTCGCACCAGAACATGAAAATCCTTTTTGATATGGTGGTTGTTCTAAATCTGTTGGATATATATAATCTAAAAATGTAATATGTCTACATGTAGTTTTTTCAAATGTTGTATAAGGAAATATTTTAACTAATGAAATAGAATTAATACATATAAGAACATAAATTAATCCTAATACAATTACACCTATTGTATCTTTATAAAATTCATTCCAATTTGTCATATATATATAAAATAATATTTTATACAAGTTAAAATAACAGAAACTTAAACTTTACTATACTATTTTATCTAATTATTAATATATATGAAAAGATATATATTTTTTTTATCTTGTTTAGCATTATTTTTAATTATATTTTATTGTTTATTTACTTGTAAAAAATCTAAAATTATTGAAAATTTTGAATATATGCCTATTCAAAGTCCTAGACAAGCTGCTACTTTTTCTCTCTCTCCTATTAGTGATATTATGGATTCTATTGATATTAGCAACAACGATAATAATGATAACAATGATAACAATGATAACAATGATAACAACAATAACAACGATAACAACGATAACAACGATAACAACGATAACAATAATAGTAATATAAATAATGCATATGCAACAAATTTAGTTACATCATTAAATACTATAAGTCCAGAAAATAGATTTATGATAGAAAATAAAATATTATCTGCTGGAGTAAATAACTTAGGTTTTCCTCATCCATCATATGCTATTTTATATGAATTTAAAAGTTTACCAACCTGTAATACAGATTGTAATTCAACTAAACAAAAAAACCCTAATCCTGTAGCATATAATTGTCTTATTTTAGATGAAAATAAAATTTAATTATCTAGCATAAGCTAAAGCAGCATTTCCAGATACAAATTTTAATATATTATATCTTTCCTCCATAACTTTAAAATTATAAGTATATTTATATATTGACCAAATTGGTTTATTAATACCAATAATACCACCAGAAGGATCACAAATTACTAATGTTTGAGCTGAAGGATCCATTGGAGGAGTATATGTTTGAATCTCAAATTCAATTGTATTAAATTTACTTAAATTTATAGCACCACTTGGTTGAAAATCAAATGGGTTTGAATGTAGAGCAAAATTATAACAATTTAAACCTGTATCTATTGCAAACCCAAATGTTCTAACATATTTTTCAATTTTATTATATACACCTGTAGGTAATACATTTTCTCTATATTTACCATCTAATAATATACCAGCACTTTGTAAAATTGTTTTTTCATTTTCATCAGTAAAAAATCCAGTTATTTTATTTCCACTACTTCCATATCTACCACCTGGATTAGTTCCAGGACCATAATTATTATATTCAAACCATTGACTAGAGTTTAACGGATTAGTATAACCTGGAACAACTAAATATTGAGCATCATCAGACGCTAATGCTGTTTTAGTTGGTCCATCAGCGCAACAAGAACTTAGTGTATATTTATTACCAGATGGGCTAAAAGTTCCATGTGAAAAAGCAGGTATTATAGGAATAGGTATTTCATTATAAGGCCAATTAGTATAATTACTCCATTCATTTCTATTTATAATATCAGTTCTCTGTAAGTAAAACATCCAATTTGATACCATTCCCATAGAATCTAAAGAAATTTTTCTTGTTCCTACTACATTGTATTCATACCATTCATAAACTTCTTTAATTAAATAATTTTGAGGTCTAACAGCAAATACTCTTACTTCATCTTGACTTAAAAATGCATAAGTGCTCATTATATGTATATCAGCATTCCAATTAGTTCTTTTATTTGGAAAAGTATCTATATTTCCACTTAAATCTAAATTATTTAATAATTCAAAACTTGGTTGTGATAAAAATCTATAAAATGAAAAGGCTTGTTCTGTTTGAACTGGACGAACATAAGGTGCTTTTTCACTAGTAGAAGATGGATTAACCCATTGATTACCAAGATCATAAGTATTATCATAATTAAGAACATTAGCTTTCATTCTCCAATAATTATCTGTATCTAAAACATTTCTAACAACAAATAAATCTTCGACTGGTCTTAAAGTAAATTTAATTTCTAATTGATTATATTGTAAACTAACTAATGGAAATGCCATTTGACTAGCTAAGGTAAACCATATATTAATAGGAATATATAATACTTGACCTCTAATTGATGGTTCTGCACCTACAGGTGAATCATTAGGATCCATATACCAAGCATTAGGATAAAACCCATTGTTATTATTATAATTAGCTGGATCATTTAAATTTTTAGTATTACCTGTCATTTGATAATATAATAATTTTTTATCTCCTCGAAAATCTCTTTCAACTAGATTATACATATAATCACCTGAAAATTGTTGAATAATTTGACCTCCAATTAAAAATGTAACTTCTTTTATTATTTGAGATCCAATGTTATCAATCCATTTAAATTCATATGGTCTCCATTTGCTATATTCTTGATTTGGAAGAGCTCCACTTGGACGAGCATTTCCAGCTGAATCTAATTTAGATTCTACTTCAATAGGTCTTAATATTGGACTCCAAATATTAGGTAAATTAATAACAAGATATGTATCCATTAACATATCACCATATCTAGGAACTTTAAATGTAAAAAAAGAGTCTTGAGTCATATTAAGTTGACGTTGTCCAGTATTATCAATTCTAAATTTTTGTAATCCAAAATTAGTATATTTACTATAAACAAATTTAAAAAAAGTTTTAGAAGGATTTCCGTTTAAAATAACATTTTGATTTCCATAGGCAACAAGATTCATTAAACCACCTGCCATATCTTTAATATATTATAATTATAATATTATTTTAATATTATTTAAAAGATTTGTTTAAAAAAATATATTATTTAAGATATATAATATGAGTGAATCAGAAAAAGCATTAAATATACAAGGTATTGGTAAAACTATAACTGAAGTATTGGCTAAAAGATTAAAGGCAACTGATTTATTTAGAACTATTATTTTAATATTTATATTTATAATAGTAATAGCTATATTTATTTGGTTATATAGTGTTTTTACATTACCAACTAATAATTGTGCATTATTAAAACAAGTTTATAATAATGAAATAGTTCCTTTATCACCAATTTCAAAAGATAGTGTTTTTAATGAACCATTATATGATTTTTATATTAAAACAGCCTATAATGCTGCATCTCCAGGCAATTTTAAAAATAGTTTTGTTGATTCTCCTAATACTGATCCACCTTTTTGTGGAATAGAAACTTGTCTAAAACAAGGAGCAAGATGTTTAGATTTTGAAATATACTCATATAATAATGAACCTGTTATTTCTACATCTGCAATAGATAGTGTTTTTATTAAACAAACATTTAATTATTTAAAATTTAGCGATGCAATGAATTATATATCTGAATCTGCATTTAGCCCAAGTATAACACCTCTTTTTAGTGATCCATTAATATTAAATTTTAGAGTTATGAGTAAGAGAGAAAATAATCCTATTTATCCAAAAATGGCAAATATTTTATTATCAAGTTTTGGAGATAGACTATTAAGTAGTAAATATAATTTAATGAATAGTTGTAGAAATTTAGGACATGAACCTTTATCTACTTTTAAAGAAAAAATTATTATTATTATTGATGAAAATACATATAATGAGTTAAAAATAATATGTCCTGTTATGAAAACACAAAATTGTAATACTGATCCAAGTCCTCAAAGTAATTCATTAGGATCACAATCTGAAAAATTATCAAATACTCAAGATGAAATTAATACATCTCAATGTCAAAATCCTAATTTATTAGAATTTATAAATATGCATAGTGGTTCACCATATATTCATACATTTCGAGTTAGTAATTTTAAATTAGCTGATACTAGTCAAATTACATATTCTAATCAAACTATGTTAACTATGTTATTACCAGATTTAAATGCTAATGCTATTAATTTTAATCCTAGTTTAGGATTTACAACTGGTTGTCAATTAGTCGGTATGTCATTTCAAAATTTTGATACTAATATGGAATATTATACATTATTTTTTAATAAAGCTGGTTATGCATTTGCTTATAAACCTAAATTATTAAGATATGAAAAAGTATATGTTCCACCTCCTCCATCTTATCCAACTAGCACTAATCTTAATCGTAGAAATCTTATATTTACAACTGGAACAGGCAGTAAAGTTAATCTTACACAAGCTTCACCTGGACAAGATCCTGATTTCTGTCAAGGTTTTCCAACACCAAATCATCCTGCATGTACACATAATAATACAGAAACATTAACAAATACACCTCCATCTCCACCCACACCTTCCAATCCACCTACAAATTAATAATAAATTAAATAAAAATTTTTAATAATATTATAAAAAATTATATTATAATATTATATGAATAAAGAATCATTTCAAAAAAAAGAATTAGCTATATTAAGAAAAGCGGTTGACGCGGCAGAAATAGAAATGCATAAAAAATTATTAAATTCTGAAATAATAGGTGATATTATTAATATTGTAGAAAATTTTATAAGAAAAAAAAAAGTTATTTGTTATGGTGGAACTGCCATTAATAATATTTTACCCAAAAATGATCAATTTTATAATTATGATATAGAAATGCCTGATTATGATTTTTACTCTTCAACTGCATTAGAAGATGCAAAAGAACTTGCTAATATTTATTATAAAAAAGGATATGAAGATGTAGAAGCTAAAGCTGGAATACATGAAGGAACATTTAAAATATTTGTTAATTATATTCCAGTTGCTGACATTACTCAATTAAATAAAACTATTTTTAATGCAATAAAAAAAGATAGTATATTAATTAATGATATTTTATATGCTCCTCCTAATTTTTTAAGAATGTCAATGTATTTAGAATTATCAAGACCAGCAGGTGATGTTAGTAGATGGGAAAAAATATTAAAAAGATTAATATTATTAAATAAACACTATCCAATTAAAGGAAAAGATTGTAATAGAGAAATTATTCAGAGAGAATTTGAAGGAAATAAAGAAATTTCTAAAAAAGTTTATAATATTATTAAAGAATCTTTTATTAATCAAGGATTAGTTTTTTTTGGTGGTTATGCAAATTTATTATATAGTAAATATATGCCTAATAATGTTAAAAAATTAATTAAAGAAATTCCTGATTTTGATGTTTTATCTAAAAATCCTAAAGTTTCTTCACAAATTGTTAAAGAAAGACTTATTGATGCTAATATTCAAAATGTTAAAATTTATAAAAGTCAAGGTATAGGCGAATTAATTGCACCACATTATGAAATTAATGTTGATGGTGATACTATTGCTTTTATATATGAACCACTTGCGTGTCATAGTTATAATGAAATTAAAATTCATGGTAAAAAAATTAAAATTGCTTCTATTGACACAATGTTAAGTTTTTATTTAGCATTTTTATATGCTAATCGTATGTATTATAATAGTAATCGTATTTTATGTATGGCTCAATTATTATTTAATGTTCAAGCTAAAAATAGACTTAGACAAAAAGGTTTATTAAGACGTTTTAGTACTAAATGTTATGGCACTCAAAAAACACTTACCGCAATTCGTGCTGATAAAACAAATAAATTTAAAAAACTTAAAGGAAAAAAAAGAACAAAAAAAAATATAAGAGAATTTGAGTTAAATTTTTTAAGATATATTCCAACTAATAATAAAAAAAGTAAAAAAAGTAAAAAAAGTTAAAAAAAGTTAAAAAAAGTTAAAAGTTTAAAAATAATAATTATTTTTTTTAAATAGAATAACGCATACAAATTCCTTGTTGATTAAAATCAAATTTCTTATAAAATTCTAATAATTCTTCTTTACAATCTAAAATTATTTTATAACAATTATTTTTTTTACTTATTTCTATACAATAATTTATAAGACTACTTGCTATTTTTTTATTTTTATAATTAATATCTACTACTAAATCTTCTATATGAGCTACACATTTACCTGAATGTATTAATTTTTGTTCTATTAATAATGTTATACATCCAACTACTTTATTATCTAATATATAAACAAATATATTATGATTATCTTTTAAATTTAATACTATATTATTAAATATCTCTCTATCAATATTAGGTGAATCTGTTAATTGATTTAATAATAAAAATATACTACTATAATCTTCTTTACTAATTAATCTTATCATTTTTTTAATTATATAAAATAATTTATATTATTAAAAATATCTAAACATAATAACAATAATTTATATTATGGTAGAAAATCTCTCTAAAAAACGTCCTTCATGGGATGAATATTTTAAAGAATTAGCACTTTTAACTTCAAAACGTTCTACATGTCCACGATTATCTGTTGGTTGTATTCTAGTTAAAGATAATAGAATTATATCTCAAGGATATAATGGTTATTTATCAGGACTTCCTCATATACCTATTATCCGCGACAATCATAATATTGGAACTATACATGCCGAACAAAATTCTATAATTGATTGTGCTAAAAGAGGTGTTTCGTGTGATAATAGTATTGCCTATATTACACATTATCCATGTTTAAATTGTTTTAAAACTCTTGCATCATCTGGAATAAAACAAATTTATTATATTAATAATTATAATAATGATAAAGAAGTTGAAAATCTATCAAAATTAACAAATATAAATATTTGCCAATTAATTGATTAATTAGTCTAACAAATTTTTTTTGTTGTTCCTAAATTATATTTTTTATCTATATATTTCATATCTTTTGTTAATATTTTACATTCTTTTGGTTTTTTATATCTACGATATATTCTTAATACATTAAATCTTGCTTTTTTTGCCTTAGCATTTTTTCTTGTATCTTTACCATCTTTTTTAATACCTTCATCTATCGCTAAATGACGTTTTTTTGCAGTATCTTTAATATGATATTTATATTTTTTATTTTTATAAGTTATTGGTCTTAATTTTGGTAATTTTTTTGTTTCCATATATAATTTATAATATATAATTTATATATTTAATATTAAATATTAATTATTATTTTTTAAATATGTATATACATTTTAGTAAACCTTTTGCTATATTTGCTGTTCAAAAATTAGCATTAATTGATTATGATGTAGCTACGCGTGTTTCCCATGCAGTTGCTGAAGTATCAACATGGGGATATCAACATAATTTACCTATAATAGCAAAATATTCAATTGATGGATTACAAAAATTAGATTATTTTGGAAGCTTTTTAATTAGTATAGTTGCCTGGATTATAAATAATACATATTAAATATTATTTAACATACTTATTTTATTATTATCATTTGTTATAAAATATTTATTATTTTTTAAAATTTTTTGTATACATTTAGCTATTATTCCAAAATGTGATTTAGATGATAATACTAATTCATCAGCTGAACAAAGAAAAATAAAATCATCATCTGGATTATTAGAAGATTTTATTGTAAAACTATATTTTTTTGGTATTTTATTTAAAAAACTTTTCAAAAATTCTTCTGAATTTTTATTAGATTGTGATATATATTTTTTATAATTTGGATCTTCTTTTTTTGTAGCATATAAATTATGATGATATGCTGTTACTATAATAATATTTTTTTTTGTTGTTTTATTAATTTGTGCTAATAAAAAATCTATATCTGGAATTCTTGGTTTTATAATAGTATTATATATATGTTCTTGAAATATACCAGGAACCACATTTAATACATCTCCTAGACGTAGGTGAATTATTAATGAATCATTTGGTGCTATATTACTATTATTTAACATATTTTTAACTATATTTGCAGCAATATTAATTCTTTCATATTTATTATTAATATTTTTGTTATAAGTTTTATCTAAAAATTTTGCAATAAAACTATTACTTAAATTATTATTATTTTTAATATAATTATAAATTTCTATATTATCATTATCTATAATATCCCCTATTCTATATAAATTATTATTATATTTTACAATATTATCTATATTCATAATATATATTATATTTTATAATATATTTTATATTATATTATATATTATGGGAAATATTTGTGAAATTTTTAGTAACAATATCAATAAAAATAATTATAAAGAATCTATTGCAATAGGAACACCTGTTTTTGATTATGATATATCAAATAATAATATAGAATATCAAAAAGCTATACCTATTAATTATAGCATAGATAATTTAACTAATACACATCAATACAATAATCCTAATTATCCTACTTATCCTAATAATCCTAATTATCCTAATAATGCTAATTATCCAAATAATCCAAATAATCCAAATATAATAATAGTTAATAGACATGATCCATATTATTATGATAATACAAATAGTATGTTTAATGGATTTTTAGCAGGAATGTTAATAGAAGATATATTAGATGATTAGTAAAATTTTAACTCTGTAAATAATAATAATAAAAATAAAATAATTAATAATGCAGCAAAATATAAAGGTAGTTGTAAATGCCATTTAGAATTATCATCTATATAATAAAACTTTTTTGTATCATTATAAAATATATATGATGAATATATTATTAAAATAATTAAAATAAATAATAATATTTTATTAAATAATATAGCTTTTTTATGACGAATTAATACAGCAGATATTCCACCTAAAACAACAGCAGTCCTTAATAATGATAAAAAAGTATTACTTAAAGATGAACCAGTTCTTATTATATCAAATTTATATTCTTTATCTAATTCTTTAATATTAGTTTCCATATATTAACTAAATAGAAGAAAAATAATTTAATCCTTTAAGTAAGAAATAAAATGATATACCAAAAACAATACTATTTATTAAGTAACCAAAAAAATTTGGATTTCCATCTGATTTAAAAAGATTAGGAATAATTTTATATAAATATTTTTGTATAATAGGTAATTGAAATAAAAAATATAAAACAGCTATTAAAATAGGTAATTGAAACTCTTGATAATATTTTTCAAAATTATTATTTTGTGATTCAATATTTTGATTATAATTTAAAACTTCATCAGGGGAAATACTATTTTCTATATATTTTTCATCATTAACAGGTGGAACATATTCTTGTTGAATTTTTTCATCATTTGTAATAGATGTAGTATCTTGTGATATATTACGATCTGGTAATTGTGTTTGACCACTTTGAGAAGCATTTTGTAAACCAGAAATTAATTCATTATAAGATTCAATACCTTGATTATCATTAACAGATTTATTAATATCAGTCTCTCTTGATGAGATTTGTTGTTGTAAAGGATTAGATATTTGAATATTTTCAACTTGCACTACAGGAATATTTTCATTTTGAGAAGAAGCAGTTGGTAATTCACCGAGTAATGTAGTTCCTGACATAATTAATATAATTTATAAATAAATAAATTATATTATGCAAACTCAATAGATTTTTCTTTATTTCCACATTTTATCAAATTTTCATTAAATGTATAACAATCTTTTTCATATTTGTAAATATTATCTTTAATTTCATCTAAAGGTGGACCTTTAAAAATAAAACAATTTCTATCTTTACAAGCTTTTCTAAATAAAGAAGCTAAACCTATTCCTAAAATAATAGAAACAAGAATTGCACCAAAATCATTATAGAATATTTTTTTAATTATTTTAAACATATATATATTAATAATAATTATTTTTTAGAATTAATTGTTTGAACAGGAATAGTTTTTATTTTAGTAATATCACTAGGACAACTAATTTTATCTGCTGAAAAATCAAAACAATTTCCAACCGAATCTTTATATTCAACTTTATCTAAATTATAAGGAGTAGGATAGACATATATAATATCCTTATCTATATCGCTTAAATATACAAATAATAATCCAATAGAGAGAGCAATTAAAAAAACAGGTAAATTAAATAATTTACTAAACATATAAAATATATATTTATTTTTTATTATTAATAATTTTACCTTGTTCTAAAGGATATAATAAAGATTCTAAAGTATATTTTTTTTCAATTAAAATACTATCTGGTTCTTCATTTTTATCAATTTCTCTATATTCATATTTTAAATCACTTATAGTATTAGTTAATGGTAAAATTTTAGATAAATAATTTTGAACAACATTTTCTAATAAAAGTTTATTTTTTGTTATATTATATACTTTACAATAATCTTTTATTTGTTGTATTTCAATAAATAAATCTTTATTTGCTTCTTTTAATAAATCTTCAGTTTTAGGATTATCCATAATATTAATATTATGGAGTTCAACTTTTTGATATAAACTATTTTCATTTGTTAATGATTCTTTTAAAACATTAAATTTTTCTAAAGCTTCGCTTTCTGAAATATAACTAAATAAAAAATCTAATTTTATTTTTATTATATCAATTTTTAATTTATTAATTTTTTTTTTTAATTTTTCTGCTAAAGTATCACCTAATAAATATTTACCTTTATCTATTTCTATATTTAATGAACATGGTGAACTTAAATGACCACATCTAGCTTTTAAAATTCCATCATTATTTGAAAATATAGTTCCACCTTCTTTTTTACAATTAACACATAATTTTTTTAATAGTTTAAATTTTTGTTGTTTTTCTTTACTAGTTAATACAGGATTATTAATAATTTTTAATTTATTTTGATTTATTTTATTTTCATAACTTTCTTTTAATTTATAATATTGAGTTATTGCTTCATTTAATTTAGTTAAATCCATATATAAATATATTTAATATAATTTTCTATTTAATATAATTGATTCAGGATTATTTGACCATTCAGGTAAATTTGTAATTAAATTTAGAGATTTTTTCTTTTTATAATCTGCTAATTGTATTAATTTAGACATAATATATTCTTTTTCTTTTCGTTGTTTTTTCTTTTGTTCTTCTGGATTTATATTACCTTTATATCTAAAATATAGTATTAAAAATACTACTAAAATAAAAACAAATAATAATCCTATATTTATAATAAAATTAATATGTTTATCTTTAAAATTTTTACATTGTTCTAAAGTATGTTTTAAAAAATATTTTGTTCCAGGTTCTATTAAATTTGGTGATTGCTCCATTAATAAATACTTTTATTTTTTGAAAAAATATTATACATATTATCTATATGTCTAATAATAATCAAGAATGTGATAACAAAATAAATGTTCCTGATGCCGGACAACCAATTGTTTTTTTTATTGTAGCAACATTAATATTTGGTTATATTCGTTATACTCAAAATACAATACCTATTGATATAGAATTTTTTAATAATCCTACTAATATTGAAAATATAGGAAAAAATAATTTAATTACAATTTTAATTTATGTAATGTTATTAATTATAGGAAATTATTTTATAAATTTAAATATTTCAAAAGAAATATGTGGCGGTAATATTCAATGGTTTGCTACGTTTTTAATTACAATATTACCTTGGATTTTAATGTTTGTTACAATGATAATTATCTTAAATATGTTTCCTGGTTGGTTATCTCCATTTTCAAATACTATAGGTTATATATTTGCTAATTTAACAGGATTAAATGATTTAATGGATGAAATATTAAGACCACAATCTGAAGTAGAAACAGGAACAGACTTATCACAAAATAAAGATGAAGCATTAATTCAATATAATTTAAATCAAATATATGGTGATAAATCACTTTTAATTAACGAAATTTCAACTGATAATTTTGAAATATTTTGGAGTAGATTTGAAAAAGCACAATTATTAAATACTAAAAAAATTGCTGAACAAACTAGTAATAATGTATTTTTAAAAAATGAATTATTTAATTATATTGTATTTAAAAATACTATTGCTGAAGTTATATGGTATATTTTAACTGGATTACTTGTAACTTCTGTTTCATATAATTATATGGTTAATAATTCTTGTAAACGTTCTGCTAAACAAATGGAAGATACACATAATGCTTATCTTCAATTACAACAAAAATTAAATAAAAATAATTCTAATCATACTAAATATACAGTAGGTTAATTTATATATCTTTAAATCTAGGTAATGTTATAAAATAAATAACTAAATAATATGCTAAAATACCTAATATAATACTAACTAACCAAACAGGAACTACTGTTTTTTTTTTATAACCAACTCCAAAATTTCTAATACTTCCATCGTTATTAAATAAAAATCCTGGTTTTAAAGACATTAAAAATGAAAATACTAATAAAAATAATGCTATTGCAACCAATGTTATATTATTTTTTACAAAAGTTATTAACATTATATATATTATACAATAATTTTATATATATTTTAACTATATTTATATATAAAATTTATGCTTTTGCCATATTTTTTCCTGCAGTAAACCATAATACCAGATTAACTATAGATCCTACAATAAAACCATTACTAAACCCATTTTTTTTATCAAGATAATTTCCTATAGTAGCAAATATTAATAATAAAAATCCATAAAAAACTAAAATACCATATCCTGTTACTAAATTCATATTTATATTATATAAATATATTTATTTAACATTTAATCCCTTCTTTTTTAACATTTTTTTTGCCTTTTTTTCAACATTTTTATAACTTTTACGACTTAATCTAGGATGTCCACTTTTTTTATAAGTTGATTTTTTTTTACCCCATTGTCTAGCCCTAATATAAGCTGCATATAATCCTTTTGTATTAATTTTGCATGTTTTTTTAGTACAAATTGGAAAATTAGGATATTTTTTATTATCAGGTGTTTTTTCACCTAAAAAACATTTTTTACCGCATTTTTTATACATTTCACTACGTTCTTTTCCAAATGGAGCCTCTTTTGACCATCCACTCCATAAAATATTTTTTTTTGTATATTTTTTCATTATAAATTTACTTTTATTTTATTTTTTTTCTAAATATAATTTTATAAAATTTTGTAATTTAACTTTATTCTCTACTATATTTTTCATCTCATTTAATAAAACACTTCCTAACTTTTTAGCATATTCGGTTTTAATATAATTTTTATCAATTAACAAATATAATTTTTCATTACAATGTTTTGTAATATGTTCTATATGACTTTCTATTGAATGATTTTTATTAATATTTATTTCATATTCTATCATTCTTTCTATGCATACTAAACCTAATGATTCTAATTTATCTGCATCCGAAACTACATTTCTTAATTTTAATTCGTCATTATTATTAAATTTAAATCTTTGACCTATTAAACGTAATTTATATTCTTTTGAAAATGATATAGAATCTATTATACGTATAATACAATCTATATCTTCTACAGAAAATTTTAATTCTAAAAGACTATTTCTAAAATTCTCTTTTAATAATTCACTATTATCTACATATTTATGATCCCATATATCATGTCCTAAACTACAAATTACTATAATATTTAATTTATTAATATTAGTAATATTTTCATATTGAGATATTAGTAAAGAGTTTTTACATACTTGTAAAACATGATTCCAACCATGTGAAATATCACGATCATCATAATAACCTTTTAATTTATCTAAATAGGTTTTATAATTTTCAATATTATACATAATTTCTCTCCATTAAATAAAAAATAATTATAATTATTTTCAATTTTTTATATTTATTTATAATTATAATTATTTATAATTAATCGTAATCAATATCTCCATAAACATCATCTATATCTCTATCTCCATAATCATCATCATCTGGAAGATCTGTAATATCATATTGTTCAATATTATCTTGCAGTTGTTGAGCTTCTTCAGTTAATAAATCTAACATATATATATCTTTATTCATATTTGTTACTAAATCATTAACACCTAATTTTTGTTCTAATATAGCTTGTTGTTCTATTTTATCGCGTTCTTCATCATAAGTTTCTTTAACATATTGAGTTAACCCTTTCTGAAGTCCTTTATTCCATCTTTCTAATTTACTATTTTTAAATAAATTTTCTATTTCTCTCTCTTCATCTGTTAAATATTTTAAATAATCTGTTATTTGTGTTTTTTCTTTTTCTTTTGATCTTAATACTCTCTCCATGACATTTTCATATGATAAATCTATTACATCTTTACTTGCACAAATAATATTTATAAATTCATATATAATTTCAGATACTTTATTAGCAAGTAATTTTTGTTCACCACTAATAATATCTTGTGCTTCATCTTCATAATCAGGTTCAATACCCAAATCTTCATCATCTTTTTTTAAAATTTTACTACTTAATATTTCTACATCTTTAGATAAATTAATAAATTTATTTAATACACTATAATACATAAATAATATTATTTGTTTTAAAATTTTATTATCAAAAACTGAATATAATTCTTTACCATTTCTAAAAATATTAACTTGATAGAATAATTTATCTACTAGCCTTAATATATCTTTACATTCATCTTGAATTTTAAGTAAAACCATATTAATTTGTTCATCATTATATAATAAAGTTAAACCACTATAATATTGTTTTAAAATTACTTTTATATCATTCATATGTTTTTCTGATAACATCCAATGTTTTGGAATTATTATACTTTCATAGTCTATTTTATTTATTACAATATTGGGAAACACTGAAATTAAATTATATAAACTTTGTTTACCAAAATTAATAATTTTATTTATATTTTTATTTATATTATCTTCTTGAAAATTACATAAATTTTTAATACAAATTTTTAATTGTTGAAGTTTTGATTTATTTAATTTACTATATTTTGTCATAAATTCATTTATATTTTCTTCTAATAATTCATTCTCTCTAGATAAATAATTTTTAATATCTCTAATATCTTCACTATCTTCATTATATACTAAATCATAACTATCTAATAAATTAGATAATTTATTTAATAAAATTTTTGGAAAAATAGAACTATCCTTTTCATTAAAATATTGAACTATATCTTTTATAATTACAAAATTATTGATTGTTGTATTTGAAAAATTTAAATTTATTATATTATTTCTTGAGATATACATTATTAATTGATTAAAATTTTCTGTTGAAAATGTTTTACCATTTAGTTTTAATAATTTAATTTGTTCTTCTAATGTCATATTTGATGTTATATCTGTTGGTTTTTCTGAACAAATTGCTCTTAATTCTTCATCAATAGGTAAATTTGTAGCAAATTTACAATAATATATAAAGGCTTTATAAATAACATTTTCAGAAAATTCAGGATTTATTTCAGGATAAACATGTTTTGTATTAATAGGATCAAAATATAAAGGTGGATAAACCATTATCATAATATCATATAAAATATCAGATAAATATGTAACTTGTTCATTAAATTTTAATATATCTGGATTAGCATCTATAAAAAAATCTATAGTATTTTTTGTTGAATTACAACAAGAGTTTTCCAAAAAAGGGTCTCCATTACTACTACTTAATAAAGGTTTTTGTGTATTAATTATTTTTTGAATATTTTCTTGAATTAATAGAGAGAATGTTATTATTTTTGTTTTAATTACATTTATTGATTTTATTTGATTTTCTCTCCCAGTCTTTATACTACTAGCTAATTCATCTTTAAAAGCTGGAGTAAATGTTTGAGTATCTTTTATTTTAATAGGTAATAATGGTGGTAAAAAAGAATACCACAAATTAATATTTAAACTATCTGGAATTATTTTATTTGTTTCGAGAGATAAAAATAGATGTTTTTTTTTAAATAAATCTACAATTTCTTGATTCGGTAATACATATTCTTCTATTATATTTTCCATTTTTTTTATTATTGATGATTCTTTCAATTTATAAATTGAATTCCAAGGTTTAACAGAACTTGATATTTTATTAACAACACATGCTATATAAGTTAATGCTGTTTTATCAGTTTTACCATCCATTGGATATCCTGAAAATGATTTAATACAACCTGGAAATGTTTTAAGTGTTTTAATAGAAGGTATACTTATTTGTATTGCAACTAAATAAAATACAAAAATTAATATTAATAAAGATGAATCTGTTGCTTCTTCATAACTTGGTAATCGTTTTTTCTCTCCACGTTTTTTTGCTTTTTCTACTGCAGCATTATAATCTTTTTCACTTGGAATATTTAATCTTTGTGTTTCTTCTACATATTTAATAATAAAATCTAATTGATCATTTATATTAATACCCATTTGTTGTGATAAAGCATTTACTACATTTTGAATAATTCTAATTGTAGGATTTAGTAAAGTTTTTGTTTCTTTTTGTCCTACATTAGATGATTGTAATAATATATTACCAGCATCATCTTCTAATAATTCACGAGTTTGTAATTTATATCCAGATTCATCAAAACCTTCTTCTATATCTAAATCTATAGATCTAATAGTATAACCACTATATTTATCTATCCATTTATCTCCATCTTCACTTATTGTTCCTTGTTCTGCACAAATAATATCAAGAGCCTTTTTATAATCTTTTTGGGAAATAAATACTTGAGCTAAATCATACAAAAATTTTGGTAATAATTTAGTATTTGTTTCTTTACAATATAACCAATATTTATCTTCATTTTCATATGCCTCACGAGTATATTTTAAAGTAAATTGTATAATATCCATTTGTTTTTTTCCAAAATCATTTTGTCCTAATATATAATCTTTTAATTTAAAATATGGCGATACAATAATATCAGTTTCACTTATCAATGTAGACAAATATAAAAATGCTTCATTATATTTTAATTTATTTTTTGTTTCTACCTTTATTTCTTTTGTTATAACTTCTAAATTATAATTATAATTATTATCAATAATACTTTTAATTTTTTGTAAATCTAAACGATATTCATAATCAAATTCATTCATTATTTTTTTTAAATTTTTCTTTTGAATTTCTTTAGTTACAGATTTATCATCTATACAACTTTTATCTTTTTCAAAACACATAAATTGACTTTCACAAAAAAATTTATTACCTTCAAAAAATACATTATCTGAAATTGATGTATCTAAAATCCAATTATTTCCTTCACGTTTATATATTTTATTTTTCGCTCCTTCTTCTTCAAGTATTGCATAATCTCCTGTTATTACTGGACGTCTATTTTTTATCATAGCATTTGCATCTCTTTCCGCTTCTATTTGACTTAATCCTATATTATCTTGTAATTTTTTAGTTAAAAATTCAAAAAACTGATCTGGAGCCATACTTTCTTGTTGATCTTTATATTCATTTAAAATATCATAAAATGTATTATCATATTTTTTATCAAAAAATATTTCTTTACCATTATCATCTTCTAATTCATCAATAGCATAATATTTTTTACTTAAAACATATTTTTTACATTCGGTATTTTCTAATTTTTCCTTTTTCATTTTTTCTTCAATTTCAATAAATTGATCTATTACATTTGATACCATTAAATCAACACTTACTTTTGCAATAGCTGACATAAATAATTTTGCATTATCAATTCTTATTATTTTATCTAATAATTCTATACTAGTTACATTTTTATTTTCCTGTGAAATATTATATGCTTTAAATACTTGATCACTAATTATTTGATCATTAGATAATAGATTAAACATAACAGATGTATTATTTACTTTACTTTCTTTTGTTACTAATTTATTATAGATTTGTAAAAATTTTTTACTATTTGTAGCAAAATCCTTTTTATATTCTATTATTTTTTCATTTAAAAAATTTACAATTTCTTCATATTGTTTATATGATAAATTTGTATCATATATCATAAAAGGTTCCATATATTTAATTATTTTATAAAATGATAAATCATAATCTATATGGTCTTTTAAAAGTTCAAATAATATTCTTGTTTTAGGTATAATAGTATCTAAATATTTTTCATATATTTCAGGTTGTTCTTTATCAATACTATCATCAATTAAAATTTGTTTAACATTATTTAAAAAATTATTTTTATCCCAATTTATTGGTTTAGTTATATCATCTAATAAAATATTATTTACTATTGTATTATTATTTAAAAATTTCCAATATTGTATAAAATTATTATTTAAATTACTTTTACTTAATATATCAGTTGTTGGTAAATTAATATGAGAAAATTTATATGTTGGTAAAGAAAGAAATAAAAATCCTTTTAATGCTAATATATCATTATCTGTTGCTTTAATTAATGTATTAATTATTTTTCTATCTTCATTTATATCACTTTTTAATCTTGTTAACCCTGTATTATAAACTTGACTTATAAATCTTGACATTTTTATTTCATCAGTATCATTACCACCTACAACATAGGATTTTTCATCACCCAAATTATTTATTATTGTAAATAAATCTGTATTTACTTCTTTTTCTATTATAAATTCATTTAAATTAGCATTTGTAAATGGTGTAGCTAAATTATTAATTTGTTTTAAATAATAAGTATATTTACTTTGTTCTTCAGGTATTTGATTTGATTTCCAATTTTCCAAATATTCCGAATTTTCTATTAAAGTTTGTGCTAATGTTAAATTATCTATATAACTAACACCTTCATCTTGATCTTCTACATCATATACTTTTTTATTATTTATTGAAACTGGTAATAACCAATATAATTTTTTATCTAATTTTTTTAGACTTTCTACTAGTGGTTTATAATTTGAACCTAAAATTTTAGGTTCAATACTATTTGTATTTGGATCAAATATTGAATATTCTAGACGTAATTCTTTATATCTTTCAATTATTTTATGTATTTCATTTAATTTTGATGGAGTTCTTTCCATATTTGGTATTGTTGATAATAATTCATTTAACATATCTGTTGTTTGTTTATCGATTCCATAACGTTGTTCTGATTCAGGAACCTCTATTACTTGTGTAACTTCATCTAAATCAATTCCAAATTCTATTTGATCTGCATCTAATAATATACTATCTGGTCTTAATTCGGTCATTTCTAATTTTACTAAATCAATATCTTCTATTGCATCAAATTGTAAATCTTCTAATGTTTTAACTTTTTCTTCAACACTTTCATCTTCAATAATTGTTGGAGCTGTTCTTATATTTATTTTTTCTATTAATAAATCTTCTGGTAATCCTTTATATTCAAAATCAATATATATTACTTCTTCAGAAGGATATGTTTTAATTTCAATCATATCATTTTCTAAATTACTAATTAATCCTGTTATTATTAATGGTATATCTCCACCAAAATATATATCTATCCATGTACCTGGTAATAATTTATTTTGTCTAGCATATCCTTCCATTTCTGCTCTATTAATAATACTTATTGATTCAATTGATTCATCATCTAATTCTCCTTCTTGATTTAATGTTAATATTATTTGTTTTTTATCTTGACCTAATAAAATTATTTTATCATAACTAAGATATTTAATGTAAAAAAATTTATCATTTAATTCTTCATTCGTTGGTGCAGTTATTTCTATTATATCACCTAATTGTATATTTAGATTTTCTTTTGTTGGTGAAACACTCATTATCTTATATTTATAGTAGAAATTAATATTCAATACAATAATTTAATAAAGATATTAAATTATTATTAATATATTAAAATTATTTTTTTATTTAAATTAAATAAATCGCTTTAATAAAGTAGTTAAAGATAAATTATAAAATATAATTAATTATCATGCATAATATTAATGATATATTAAGTAAAGAAAATTTAATTAATAAAACTATTAATAAAGATGAATGGAATAATTTATTAAATAAAAAAAAAATTTTATGTAAAAATTATATTAATAATGAAAATAGTATTGATGAAAATTTTTATATTATTAAATATAATAAAAATTTATTAAAAAAAGAAGAATATTTATCATATGGTTTATTACGTTCTGTTATTTTTTATAAAGATAAAATTTTAGCATTTTCACCTCCTAAAGCTATAGACTTTAAAGAATTTACTAATAAATATCCATTAAATGAATGTTATGCAGAAGATTTTATTGAAGGAACAATGATTAATGTTTTTTATATGGAAAATACTAATGAATGGAAAATATCAACAAAATCCGCTATTGATGCACAAGTATATTTTTATGATAAAAATTTATCTTTTAATAATATGTTTTTTGAAGCGTGTAAATATTGTAATTTAGATTTAAATAATTTACCCAAAGAATTTTCATATACATTTATTTTACAACATCCTAATAATAGAATTGTTGCACCTATTAATTTACCACATCTATATTTAATTAAAGTATATAAAATAGATAATAATACTATTTGTAATATTAATCTACAAGAATTTTCTTTTAATAATAATAATTTATTTGTAAATCCTAATGGTTTTCCTATAAGTATTCCAAATATATATCCTATTACATCATATGAAGAATTAATTAATTATTTTGCATCTATGAATACACCATACTATTATCCAGGAATTATGATATATCATACTAGTGGTATAAGAACTAAAGTTAGAAATCCTGTTTATGAAGATATTAAATTTTTAAGAGGTAATCAACCTAAATTATTTTTTCAATATTTAAATTTAAGAAAAAATGGAAAAGTTCGAGATTATTTAAATTATTATCCTGAACATAAAAAAATTCTTAATGAATTTAGAAATATTATTCATAGATATACTACATCATTATGGCAAAATTATATATATTGTTTTATTAATAAAGAAAAACATCTCAAGGAATATCCATTTCATTTTAAAATTCATATGTATAATCTCCATCAAAAATATATTAATAATAAAGAACCTATAACAAAAAATATTGTTGTTGAATATATTAATAGTTTAGATCCTGCACAAGTTATGTATACTTTAAATTATGATAGCTCTTAAAGTTAAAATTATAATTAATTAAAAAATTATAATTAATTAATAAAAATATAATTAATTATAAACTAGTGTTTTTTTGTTTTGCGTTTTTTATTTTTTTTACCTTTTTTGTGTCTAGATTTTTTACCGCCTTTAGGATATAATACTTCATCTATTTTTGCATACATATTGTCCCTAGCTTGATCATTGTCAATTACATATTGTGGTATACTTGTCATACTTAAATAATTAAGTATAGATCTTTGTTGGTCTTCATTTAATCTAGATTCTACAATAGCTTTTTTTAACTGAATATATTTAATTTCTTCTTTTAATTTTTCTAATCTTTCTTGAACGCATGGTTCATTAGGATATCTTAATAACTCATTTATTTCATTAATTGCCCTTCCTTCTTGACCAGCAATAATATCTGGAGTAAATTCTTCTAATAAAAGTTTTTTATATAATTGTGATTGTATACCATATAATTCAGTTTGTAAAGCATCAAGATCTGATTTTTCACCTAAAGTATATTTACCTTCACTTTCACCAGGAGCAGGAGGAAGTTGACTCATTTGAAAATTTCTTACTTGTTCTGATTTTTCTAAAAAAGCATCATAATCATCTTTATATGCACGTTGGTTCATTATATATATATATATATATAATATATTATTCTCTATCTATAAAATTATCTTTAATTTGTTCATAAATTTTTATACCTTCTACTGATGCTGTTACAATTTTACTAATTATTAAATCATTATCTACATCTTCAATAAATGCTAATTTTAATAAACTAGAATTAATATGTGGATGTGGTTTTTTAAAACCACAAAATTTAATTTCACTATTAAAATATAATACATATAATAAATATTCAATAACTTTGCCTAATGTATAATCTTCATTTTCTAAAATTATATCATAACAATTAGATATTGTATCATCTGATTTTTTAATAATAGGTTTTTCTTGAATATCTTTAATAAAATTAGTAATTTTATTTATCATAATATCACATGCCATAATCATTATTTCAAAATTTGAATAAATACCAATACTTTTAATTATAAAATCAAAAGAATCTGGTATTGTAATTCTTGCTCCTTCAATTAATAACCAATCTTTTTTAACAAATTCTATATCTTCTTTATCTTCTTCACTTAAAGAAGCTTCTTTTAATTTCCATTTTTCTTCTATTTTAGAAATATCAATTGTTCCTCCAAATGAACATGTAGATACAACATTAAATGCCCCATTTTCTTTTGCATTTCCAATATCAAAATCACAAGATAATTTAATATGTTCTCCAGGAATATTTTCAGCTAATTGTGGTTGTAATCTTAAAAAATCAATATAATTATCTGTAATTGAATTAGGTGGAAAGATTTCTTTAACTGATTCTTTACTAATATATGAATTTGTTTTTTTATTTTTAATTTTAAAATCACTAGTTGTTACATAAATAATTTCTTGACTATCATTAAATATATCAACCTCCATTACATGATCATTATAAGGAAATTTACTATCTTTAATATGAATTGGAATACAACTTAATCGTTGTTTAATAACCTCATTATTAAATCTAGTTGTATTAATTTCAATATTAGCTTTATTTTTTTCATAAGGAAATGTTCTAAAAACAAAACATGGTATTTCTGATAATATAATTCTTCTAATACTATTAATTAAACTAGAATTAATATTTTTAATTGTAAATTTTAAAACATTATCACTATCAACTATATCAGTAATTGTCGGATTCATAATATAATAAATATATATATTTAAATTATTAAATCAATTTTTAGTAAAAAATAGTTAAATATTGACTAATTCATATGTATATGAGCAAAATTCTTTATTATAGTAATTATTGTGATAATTGTAAAAAATTATTACAAGATTTAGCTAAATCTCAAGAAAAAGGTGATATTCATTTTATTTGTATTGATAAACGTATCAAAAAAAATAATGGTAAAACATATATTGTATTAGAAAATAGTCAAGAAATTTTACTACCACCACAAATAAATAGAGTTCCTGCTTTATTATATTTAAATAGTAATAATAATAAAATTCTTTATGGAGATGATATAACAAATACAATAAAACCACAAGAAAATGCTTTTACTAATAAAGTTGAGATTATTAAAAATACTGAAGAACCAATGGCATTTGCATTTGGATCAGGACCATCTAGTGTTGTATCTGATAGTTATAGTTTTTGGGATCAAGATCCTGAATCTTTATCTGCACAAGGAAATGGTGGATTAAGACAATTATATAATTATTCAACAATTAATCAAGAAAATAAAATAAATACACCTGTTGATGATTATAGTCCTGATAAAATTGGCGAAGTAACAATTGAAAAATTACAACAAGAACGTAATCAAAGTCTTAAAAAGTAATATATTATTAAATAGTTTAAAATTATATATATTAAATTATTTAATATTTAGAATGTCTTTTGATAAAGAAGAATATTTAGAAATATTTAGTGAACATTTTAAAGAATTTATTAATGATATTGGAAGAATTTTTCCAGAAGATGAAAAGGTTCAAGCTGTAAAATGTGGATTTATTATAGCAATTAATTTTAATAATAAAAAATGTATTAATAATTGGAAAAATTTTGTTGTAGATAAATTTAGAAATGAAATAGAAAACAATGATTATAATTTTTTTATAGAAAAAGATTGGTCTACTAGTATTATTCATGAAGAAAAAGATTCAATAATAAATAAAATAAATGAATTACGAGAACCATTAAGAATGTTATCTACAACAAATAAAATAAAGGCACTTAAATATGTTGAAAATCTTGTTAAATTATGTGATTTATATTTTTCTTAAACAATAATTTAAACAGATATATATTTAAAATAATATATGGAACAAGAAAAAGTATATTCTGAAAATTATCCCAATACAAAAGAAAATGTTCAAAAAAGTGATAATTTAGATATAACTGAATTTTCTAAAATAATAATAGATTTTTTAAATGATCTTATATTAACATTTCCTGAAATATCAAATAATTTAACTAGTGATCTTAAAATTATATATAATAGAGAATGTGAAGATATAGAAAATTTAAATAATGCATTTAAAAATTTATATTTATATGCACAAAAATTTTATCCTGAAAGATTTTTTGATATTTTATATCAAAATAATAGTATTTTTAGCGATAAAAATATAAATACTTATTTTTTACCAAATATTAATTTTTCTGATTTATGGTCTTTAGAAATAAGTGATACAACTAGAAAAACTATATGGAAATATATTCAACTTATTCTTTTTTCTGTTATAACTAATGTTAAAAATGATAATTGTTTTGGAGATACAGCAAAATTATTTGAGGCTATTGGAGAGAATGAATTTAAAAATAAAATTAATGAAACTATGCAAGAAATGCAGGATATCCTTAAAAATAAAAATAAAGATGTATCTGGTATTGATGTTAATAATTTACCTAATCCAAATGAAATTCATGAACATATTAATCAATTGATGGATGGTAAATTAGGTAAATTAGCTAAAGAAATTGCTGAAGATACTGCTTCTAAATTAGATATTGATCCTGAAAATATTAATAATGTTGGAGATGTATTTCAAAAACTTTTCAAAGATCCTGGTAAATTAATGGGAATTGTAAAAAATGTTGGTAGTAAACTTGATGAAAAAATGAAAAGTGGTGAACTTAAAGAAAGTGAACTTATTCAAGAAGCAACTGAAATGATGAGTAAAATGCAAAATTTACCTGGTATGGACAAAATGAGTGATATATTTAATAAATTAAATATGCCTAATTTTGCTTCTAATAAATTTAACAAATCTGCCTTTGATTCTATGATGGAACAAAATTTACAAAGAGCTAAAACTAAAGAAAGAATGAAATCTAAATTAGATGATAAAAAAAATAATAATAATAATAATAATAATAATAATAATAATAATAATAATAATAATTTTAATAATTTTAATAAATCTGAATTAGAAACTATTAATAATAATTTAATGGAAATTATGAAAGATTTAAATTTAGAAAATATTCCAGAATTAATACAGAAAATGGATTTACAAAATAATAATTCTAATAATTCTAATAATTCTAACAATAAAAATAAAAAAAATAAGAACAAGAATAAAGGTGGTAAAAAAAAATAATTTGAAATATATATAAATGTCTACACCATTTTGGATAAATGATCCATCTATATTAATTAATAAAAAATATATATTAAATTTTTGGCCACTTGAAAATATGTCTCAAAATCAAAAATTAAATTCAATATCTCGTTTAGTTATAATATTAACTATTATAGGAACATTAATTACACAATCTTTTCGTATGGCAATTACTGGAATAATTACTTTAGGTGTTATTGTTCTTTTATATTTTATTCAAAATAAAAATAAATCTAATAAAGAAGCTTTTTCATCAATTAATTTAATTAAAAATAATTATGTTCCTCCCACTGAATCTAATCCTCTTATGAATGTTCCTTTAACAGATTATAAAGATAATCCAGAAAGAAAACCTGCTGCACCTGCTTTTAATCCTATTATAGAAGAAAAAATAAATGAAAAAACACAAAATTTTGTTGTATCACAATTTAACAATTCTAATGAAAAAGAAGACCAATATATTAAATCTAGATTATTCCAAGATTTAGGAGATAATTTTGTTTTTAACCAATCTATGAGAAATTTTTATTCTGCTCCTAATACTACTATTCCTAATGATCAAAAGGCCTTTGCTGAATTTTGTTTTGGTGAAATGACTTCATGTAAAGAAGGTGATCCTATTGCTTGTTCTAGATGGGATCCTCGATGGATTGATGGTAATCAATAAATATTATTTTTATTTAATATTAAAAAATATTATATTAAATAAATATATATGATTTCGAGTGATTATACTTTTAATAGGATGACAAATATTAATGATGATAATTGTGCTATTACTCAACTTAATGTTGAAAATGCACAAGCGTCTGACTATGTATTAAAAAATTTTTTTCCTGCATGTCCAATGAATAAAGCTATCGATTTTGCTACTCAACAACCAAATATGTTTTATAATGGTAGTCATCAAGTAGGTATTAATGGTTGCAATGTTGAAACTAATTCAAATTTATTACATACACCTATTTCACGACCACCTTGTAGATTAAATCTTCTTCAGAGACCTTTTGCTACTGTTCCATTTCTTGGTAGAGGTAGATCCAATGTTAATTTAGAATCTTTACTAAGAGAGGGTGAAATTATTTATAATAGTAAAAGCACTAACCCATCTAGTGAAGTATCTTATATCAACTATAAAAATTATCCTTTAATTCCTGAAGTTCAAGAAACTACTGCTAATGCTAGTAATTTAATTGAAAATGATATTGCAGTTGGTTGGGTAAGAGGCGGATTACCTTCTAGAGAAATAGCTAGAGATAATTGCAATAATTAATTAAATAATTATTTAAAAAGTATTATAAATAATTATTTATGATTTTTGATTTTATTTGTACATATCAATTATTTAATGATTTTGAAGATTCAAATATCTTATATAAAATTCAATTATTGCAAGCATTTAATTTAAAAGATTTTGATGAAAATATTATTGATAATGAACAAAAAATTTTATATGATAAATATTGTAATTTAACTACAATTAAAAATATTATTGGTAAAATAAAATTAAAACATAAGCTAGAATATATTGAAAATGAATATATAATTTTTAAAATTTTATTTAGCTATGATTATTTTTATATATTTTTATCTTGTTTAAGAGAATTAGAATATAATAAAATAATTAATGAAAATACATATAATAAATTAATTAATATAATAAATTAATTAATAAAAAAAGAATATTTTATTAAATTATATGGCATCTACAAGATCCATAAATAATCCTGCTAATTATTGTTTAGAACAAAGACAAAATAAATTAATTAAAAATTATCAATTATATGAAAATTCTTCTAATGGTTCTCCATATAATCCAGCTATTCCTAGTTTAGGATATATGCCTAGTCATATGAATAGTAGTGTTTTTTCTCAAAATTCTGTAGAAATAGAATCATCATTATTTGGAATAAATTCTACTAATTTAGTAGAACAACAAAAACCTATTATTCCTGAATTTAAAAATATACAGTTTAAATCATATTTTGAAACTTTACCTTTAATAATGCCAAACCCTCTTGTTTTAGAAAAAAATCAACGACCTTTTCCTATTCCATCCTAATATATTATATTATAATATATAAATATTATAATATAATATGAGTGCTTATAGACCTCAAGTAAATATTACCAGAGGAGGAAGAAATATTAATAATGGAGCAACTGGAGCAAATGGAGCACAAGGACCACAAGGACCAACTGGAGCACAAGGACCACAAGGACCAACTGGAGCAAATGGAGCACAAGGAACAACTGGATTACAAGGAGCAAATGGAACACAAGGACCACAAGGAGGAACTGGATTACAAGGATCAATTGGACCACAAGGAGGAACTGGATTACAAGGATCAATTGGACCACAAGGAGTAACAGGAGAAGTTGGATTTTATGGAGCACAAGGCCCACAAGGAGTAACAGGAGAAGTTGGATTTTATGGAGCACAAGGAGCACAAGGTGCAACAGGTAGTCAAGGATCACAAGGTGTAACAGGAGCAACAGGAGCAACAGGAGCAACTGGTAGTGTAGGATCACAAGGAGCAACAGGAGCAACTGGTAGTGTAGGATCACAAGGAGCAACAGGAGCAACAGGAGCAACTGGTAGTCAAGGAGCACAAGGAGCAACAGGTGCAACTGGTAGTCAAGGAGCACAGGGAGCAACAGGTGCAACAGGAGCAACTGGTAGTCAAGGAGCACAAGGAGCAACAGGAGCAACTGGTAGTGTAGGATCACAAGGAGCAACAGGAGCAACAGGAGCAACTGGGGGTCGAGGCGCACAGGGAGCAA